AATTAATTAAAAAGTATGAAATAAAAGATCACAAACTAAATACAGTTTAAGATAGATAATATATATATGACAGAAAAAGAATTAGATATATTAGCAAGAAAAATAGCTGATAAAGTATTAAAAGCTTTTACGGAATACTATGATAACCATGAAACATTAGAGGTTTATAGACCTAGTGAATCAGAGGTTATAGAAATTGAATTAAAACGGCTTAATAGTCTTTTGTCACGTTATGAACAACAAGAACAGTATGAAAAAGCCGCTATTATTAAAAGAAAAATAGAAATAATTAATAAAAAATACAAAAAATGAGTGACTTTAAAGTAATGCTAGCTCACCCTTATGGTAAAAAAGAATTTAATACAGATTCTTTTATTCAACCAAAACTTGATGGGGTTAGATGCTATATAACAAAAGACGGTGCTTTCAGCCGTAACCATAAAGAGTTTAAAACTGTAGATCATATTAAAGATGCATTTAAACCTTTATTTAAAACCAACCCAGATCTTGTGGTTGATGGTGAATTATACAATCACCAATTTAAAGATAATTTCAATAAAATTATATCCCTTGTGAGAAAACAAAAGCCTAATGCTCAAGAAATAGATGAGGCAACTCGTTATATTCAATTTCATTGGTACGATTATTATTCTGATATTCATAATTATCCTTTTAAAATAAGAAATGAAAATATTAAAAGTAAAATTAATGAATTAAAATCAAGACATATAGTTGAGGTACCAACTCATGATGTATCGATAATTGAATCGGCTAAACTTTGGCATGAAGATTTCCTAAAACAAGGTTATGAAGGTAGTATAATAAGACTAAATAAACCATATGAACAAAAAAGAAGTTATAATTTACAAAAATTTAAAGACTTTCAAGACTCTGAAGCAAAAATTACAGGATGGGTTGAAGGTCAAGGGAAAAGAACTGGGACAATTGGAAAATTCTTGGCTATTGATAGTAATGGGATCACTTTTGGGATGCCTATTATGGATGATTATAAAATAATGGAAAAAATGTATGATATAGCAGATTGGTATATTGGTAAAACCGCTACCTTTACATATTTCCAAAAGACTCCATCTGGATCATATAGACATCCTCTATTTAAATGTATAAGAAATTATGAGTAGTTTATTAGATTTAATAATACCCTTCTTTATGTCTCTTATTATGGCTTTAAGCGGTTATATGGTAGCCTTAGTAGGAGACTGGATAAAAAAAGTAATCATTATACCTGTAACATGTATGTTATTATTTGATGGTTTTATAGTATATATGTTTTATGCTATTGGAACAACAAAGATACAAATGATGATGGGTATAATGCTTGGAACAATATTAAAAATAATTACATTTATATTATATCAAAAATATTTAAGCGATGAGTAGAATTAAATTATATAAACACATGATTCAAGTTAATGCATTCGGTATTAACGCTAAACGTAAAACTAAAAAAGATGTTCGGAATAAAAAATATGCCAAAGGCACGAAAAAAATCTCATAAAAACTATCTATGGGACTCTATTTATGATTTAAGGACTGATATAACAAATTATGTTTTAACATGCAAGGCTAAGGATAAGAAGATTAATGTAAAAAAACTAGATCATAAAGCAGATTTAATAATTAAATATTCAGATAAATTAAGAAAATTTGAAACTCAGCCCACGCTGAGATAATGACAATAGGTAATAATATATAATAGAATAACAAGCTAATGTCACAAAGACGGATCGATTATTTAAATCGAAATAGAATTATATACAATAGAGATCCAATAAATGATATACCAACACAAGTTTATCATTGGGGAAAGTATTATAAATATGGGACTTTCGAATGTTATGAATTATTTAAAAGTAAAGCTAAAATAAGTAGTTTTAAATCATTAAAATGGCATTTGTTAGTCCTAAGATACTTAAATCCTGATTTAGAAGATCATAAATTTAAAGATATAGCATATTTTATAACAAATAAGCAAAATAATTTTATTACATTTAATATTAAAGAAAAATATTTAATAAATATGCTTGATAAATTAGATGATGAATTAGATAAACCTCCAGTTAATAGAAAAAGAAAAGTAATATTTAATCAACAAACTAATTTAAGTACAGAAGATAAACTTAAAATAGTAGGACAATTGGTAGGAAGAAGTAAAACTATTTATGAAGAAGATATTTATCAATGCATGTTAGATATAAATGACCTCGGTAAGAAAATTACAATGAATAAAATTGCTAAATCTTTAAAATGTTCTACAAGAACAGTTTACAGAACAATGGGAAATCAATTAAAACAAGAAAAAGATCAATTAAATAAAATGTTATGAAAAAATATAATATATCAAATTATATTAAGTATAAAGAAGATTTAAAAAATTCTCAACCAATTAAAAAGGATTTATTAGATTATGATCGTAATGAATTAATAGTTAAATTTTTACCATTAGTAGAAAATATAGCTAGAAAATTCTCTACTTCTCAGCAAGCGGCTGGGGTTATGAGTGTTTTAGATTTTATCCAAGAAGGATCTGCTGGATTAACTAAAGCTGTAGATAAATTAGATTATACTATGTTGAAGGATTCAAAAGATAAAGAGAAAACTTTAAAATCTTTCTTTTTTAAAAGAATTAAAGGAGCAATAAGAAGAGCTATAGACACTAATAGAGGTAATATACGTATACCTGAACATAAAATGAACGAAATACGTAAGAACCCTAAGGATAAGAAAATGGTAGAAATGTTTTTTAATTCTATATTTTTGAGTATTGATGCTAAATTACAAACTCAAGATGAAGAATTGTTATATCAAATACCAGATGATTCTGAACCTTATAATATTGGATTGTTAAATACTTATTTAAAAGGTTTAATGAGAAAATATTTAAATGAAAGTGAATACGAAGTATTAAGATTATCTTATGGACTTGATTGTGATAAACATTCTGCTAAGGATATAGCGCCTAAAATTGGGATTAAAGGACCTAGTAGTTATGTGCGTGTTTCAGAGCTGAAAAAACAAGCTGTAAGAAAATTAATAGAAAATGTAGATCACTCGCAAGTGATTGATTATCTGTAACTTACAGGTAGTAAATCTTAAAATTTATATGTAATTATATTAATAGACAAACCCTAAATACCTATGAATATCAACGACAAGTTAGCAACTATTCAGACTAAATTTAAATCGAAAAAAAGTAGATTTAATTCATTCGGCAAATATTACTTCCGCTCAGCCGAAGACATTCTCGAAGCAACAAAACCCTTTTTATTAGAATTAGGAGTTACAGTGGTATTAAATGAAAATTTAATAGCTAGTGAACCTATGCCTGTAATTGAAAGTATGGCTACTATTTCTGATGGAGAAAATTCTATTCAAGCAACAGCTTTAGTAGGAGTAGATCTATTACAGAAAGGTATGCAAACACCTCAACAATTTGGGTCAGCATCGAGTTATGGGAAGAAATATGCTTTAGGTAATTTATTTCTAATTGATGATACACAAGATAGTGATGCTGTAAACGATCATAAAACCGCAATGAGCGCAGATCAAGTAGCAAAAGCTAAACAGTTTATTAAATCAGGAGGAAAAATAGATGCAATTAAAGCTAAGTACTCTTTAACTAAAGAAGTTGAAAAGGAATTAACAACACTCTAAATGACAAAAAAAGAGATTTTAAAAAAGTTAGAAAATGATGAAGATTATTACGGAGAATTTGGTCAACAATATCTTAGTAATTCTGATATTTCTACTTTATTAAAAAACCCTTTAGCGTTACACACACCTAGTAAACAGACGCCTGCGTTTTTGATTGGCGGTTATTTTCATACCGCCATTCTTGAACCAGACAAACTTAAAAAGTTTAAAATTATAAAGTCTAATACAAGGAATACAAAAACGTATAAAGAGATATCAGACGGAGAATTATGTTTATTACAACAAGAAGTAGATCAAATAGAACTTATGGTTGATACTGTTTTAGCTAATAATGTTTGTAAAGATCTAATTCGAGGTAAAAAAATAGAATATGAAATTCCAGGCATTTCCGAAATAGAAGGTGAACTATGGAAAGGTAAAGCTGATATAATAAATCATGATGAAAGAGTTATTGTAGATTTAAAAACCACCTCAGATATAGATAATTTTAAATATAGTGCTTCTCGTTATAATTATGACAGTCAAGCGTTTATTTATAGTAAATTATTTGGATATGAGATGATATTTATAACTATAGATAAAACAACTCATCAAATAAAAATTTGTGAATGCTCCGATGCTTTCTATGATAGGGGTCGTGAGAAAGTAAAAGAAGCTGTAGCTCAATACAAATTATTTTTTAAATCACCAGAATTCGATCCTAAACAATTTTTTAAAACTGAAATTTTATAATATGGCAAGAGTAAATAGACGTACAAAAACTTGTACAATGACAGGATTAAGATTTCCTGTATCACAATTTTATAGAAACACAAATACAGTGGATGGATATCATCCTTATTCTAAAGTAGCAGATAACTTTAGACGTAGATTAAAAGATAGTAACGTAACTACTATGGATTTACGTGAACTCTTTACTAACTTAAATACAACAATAGTATAATGGCATCAATATTAAAAACAAGTATTAATTTAAATAATATCCCTAAGGATAAAATCATTGTAGGAGCTAAAGGTAAGTATTTACCTATTAGTATAACTTTAAATGATGAAGTAGATCAGTTTGGTAATAATGGTCCTGTGATTGTAGAACAAACTAAAGAAGAAAGAGAAGCTAAAGTAGGTAAAGTATATCTTGGTAATGCTAGAGTCGTTTGGACTAATGGTCAAAATGTAGAAGCAGCACCAAGGATGGATCAACCTAAAGCAATGCCTAAAGCAGAACCAGCAGAAGAAACTGACTTACCATTTTAATACAAACTAAATACGAAAATTCGCAGATAATATATATATGCAGACAACAGAGATCAATGGATTCTTGATTGATAATTTCAATCAATATAGTTTAGAGGAAGGAAAAACACAAGGGACTTGTCCTTTGTGTTCCTCTTCTAGACAACCTAAAAATCAAAAGCTTAAATGTGCTTCATATGATTGGGAACGGGGTCTCGGTACTTGTCATAACTGTAATACAACTTTTCAATTACATACTTACCAACGCAAAGGTAATAGCGAAAAGGTTTATTTAAAACCTACTGAAGAACCTAAAATGTATTTAGCAGAACCAGGTTCAAAGGTTGTACAATGGTTTAAGACAAGAGGTGTATCTGAAAAGACTTTAAAAGATTTAAAAGTATCTGAAGGTCCAGAATTTATGCCACAAACCGGTAAATCCGAGAATACGATAAAGTTCAATTACATGATGGGTGATACTTTGATTAATATTAAGTATCGAGATGGTAAGAAGAACTTTAAATTATATAAGGGTGCTGAAAAAATATTTTATAACATTAATAGTATTATAGGTTATGATACTTGTATAATTGTTGAAGGCGAAATGGATGCATTAAGTTTTCATGAAGCTGGATTACCTAATGTTATATCAGTACCAAATGGTGCAACTCTTAATTCAAATAATTTAGACTATTTAGATAATTGTATAGATTATTTTGAAGATAAAGATAAAATAATCTTAGCAGTCGATAATGATGAACCTGGCCAAGCCTTACAACAAGAACTGATAAGACGCCTTGGAGCTGAAGTTTGTTTTACTGTAGATTTTGAAGATTGTAAAGATGCAAACGAATATTTATTAAAACATGGAAAAGAAAACCTTATCCAACAAATTACAAAAGCAAAACCCGTCCCTCTGGAAAATGTTACGACGTTTAAAGACATTGAAGGAGAGGTTACAGATTTTGTTAAACACGGTTTTAAACCAGGTTACCAAGTGGGTTTGGCGAATTTTGATCGTATCTTTAGCACCTATACTGGTCAGTTTATTACTGTTACTGGTATACCATCTAGTGGTAAATCTGATTTTGTTGATCAAATGGTTATCGGGTACAATTTAAACTATAAATGGAAAACAGCTTTTGCATCACCTGAGAATCAACCTACATATCTTCATGCTCATAAATTAATGAGAAAGGTATGGCAAGGAATGCCTACACCAGGAGATATTAATAGTAAAAAATGGAACGAAGTAGCAGAGCATGTGAATGACAATTTCTTTTTTATAGATATGGAAAGATATACTCTTGAATCTATATTAAGAAAAGGAGCTGAACTTGTTAAACGTAAAGGAATTAAATGTTTAGTTATAGATCCTTTTAATAAGATTAGAGATATAGATTCTAATACGGATGATGTTAATAGATATACAATGGAATATCTAACAAAGATAGAAACATTTGCTAAGAAATTTGATGTATTAGTTTTTATTGTAGCTCATCCTACTAAAATGTACAAAGATAAAGACGGTAAAATTGAAGAGCCGAATATGTATAATATAAAGGGAGGCGGAGAATGGTATGATGCGTCTTATCATGGGATTTTAGTTCATAGAGATTATGAGGCTAAAACAGTAAAAGCGAAAGTATTGAAAGTTAAATTTCAAAACTTAGGTGAAAATGGTGCTGAAGCTCATTTTAAATGGGAACCTAAATCTGGATGTTTTATTCCACAAGAAGATCAACAAGTAATAAATGATATTATGCCATGGGAATAAAAAACAGAAAAAAGAAAACCAATCCAATACCTAATTACATACCTAATTCAGACGAAAGAAAATGGTATATTTATTGTACAGACAATGATATAAGATTATTTCCTGTACCAGTTAGTGGAGAAATAGGTGTGTGGAAAATAGGTATTAATATTGGGGAATATAAAAAAGGTGAAACTCCTCATTTGTCCCCTAATATATATACTAAAGATAATTTTTCTTATTCTTACTATCAAATGTGTAAATATTATTATGACAAACGTGAAAAATAATTTTAAAAATGCTAACGAAGCTTTTAAATATTTCTATTTTCATATTAAAAAATATGGTATAGATTTTGGAGATACAAAAGCTTTATTTAATGTAGGGTTTTATTTAGATAATCCTTTACAAGTTAATATAACGCATCCAAATAGAAATTGGAATATAGATTATGCTGAAGCAGAATGGCAATGGTATTTATCAGGAGATCCTAGTGTAGAAAAATTAGGAGAAATATATGGTAAAGTTCCTCCAATATGGGATAAAATGGCTGATTCAGAAAGAAAGTGTAGGTCTAATTACGGGTGGCAATGGAACAGAAATCATCAAATAGATTATGTTGTAGCTAAATTAAAAGATGTAAAAGATACAAGACACGCTGCAATATCTATTTATGATGGAAAAGAAATTAACACTTATGCTAAAGATACTCCTTGTACTTATGCAATACAGTTTACTATCGTAAATAATAAACTAAATATGGCTGTTATGATGAGATCTAATGATCTCTGGTATGGCTTTTGTAATGATCAGTATTGTTTTGTTATGTTACAAAAAATGATTGCAGAGAGGCTATCTATTGAACTCGGAAATTATTATCATTTTGCACATAATTTCCATTTGTATAACAATAAAATTAAATAAAATAAATATGTATTATTTATATCACATACCTGGTAAAAAAATAGGTGTTACAAGTAATCTTAATACAAGAGTTACACTTATACAAGGGTATAAAGAAGGAGAGTACGAAGTTCTAGAATCAAGTAAAGATATTAATTATATATCGGATCGAGAGATAGAACTTCAAAAGTCTTATGGCTATAAAGTAGATAGACGTAAGTACAATGAATTATATAAAAAATCAAATGATATGAACATAAACGCAACAGAGCAAACTTCTACTTTCCCATATCCAGTAAATGAATTGGAAGAAGCCCTTGTTAAACACAACGGAATGATTTGGGAAACTCAGTTTGGTACATTCAAACTAACAGATAATAATATTAAATGGATTATGTCTAATGTGCATGTATCTATGTATAACCAGAATAGATCTTATGTGTACAACAAAGCTTTTTATGAAAACTGTGTTAAAAAAGAAAATGTTAAGTGTAGTAAAAAACCTTTAAAAATGTTTCAGCAAATAAGAGATTGGGCTGAAGAAAGAGGGTTATATAAAACAGGTAATGCAAGAATTCAATATATAAAACTTCAAGAAGAGTGTGGAGAATTAGCTAAAGCTTTATTAAAAGATGATCAAACAGAAGTTATAGATGCTATAGGAGATATAGTTGTTGTATTAACAAACTTAGCACATCAAAGAGGAACACATATAGAGACTTGTATTAGTTCTGCATATAATGAAATTAAAGGACGTACAGGTAGAATGATTAACGGAACATTTGTAAAAGATGAAAATTAATACTAAAGATCAAATAGTTTTATCTGTTTTAAAGAAAATGGATGAACGTAGTTTAGTTGGCCAAAAGAAATATGGTGCAACTATGATGGAAGAAATCGAAGGACAAAAAAAAGATTTAAGTAGATTTCTTAATGATGTACAAGAAGAAATAATGGATACTCTCTTGTATATCGAAGCTGCTAAAAGATGTCTACAAGACGAGGTCGAAGAATGTATGTTAAAGCAACTTCATGTAAACTATGAAACGGTTTAGAAGAAAAAAGAAAGGACCTGTAGTATCAAAAAAAATAAATTATGATGGTATTACATTTTCATCTGGACTGGAGAAATATATGTATATAGCTTTAAAAAAAGCTAAAATACAAGCAGTATATGAAGGACAAACTTACGAAATATTTGAAGGTTTTGATTTTCCAAATAAAGCATATGAAAGATGCGGTAACGGAAAAGGCGATTATAAAAACCGAGGAAGTAAGAAAATCCTTAATATAAAATATACACCCGATTTTATAGGAAAAGGATTTATTATAGAAACTAAAGGAAGGGCTAACGAAAGTTTCCCTTTACGTTGGAAAATGTTTAAAAGATATATAGTTAAACATTTACCTGGCATAACTTTATATAAACCACAAAATCAAAAAGAATGCGACGCAACAATAAGCCTGATATTAGAGTCAAAAAACAATTAGCAAGACAAAAATACGCTGAACGTCAAATTGACAAGTGGGTTAAATGGAGAATGGAAGTAAAAGGGTATTTATTTTACCGAGATCTTGTTGAAATGCAAGAAAAATTTAATATAAAATGTTATTAAAATGAATAATAAAAGTTGGGAGTTAACAATAGGTTTTTATCCGGGAATTTTAATAGGGATGAGAAGTTATTCTCATACAGGATCAACACAACACGTTGTGTATCTCCCTTTTGTAGACGTTTGTCTAGAAGTTTTTGAAGATTAAATTAAATTAAATATTATGAAACAATTATTATATATAAGCTTAATAGCTTTAATATGTTCTTGTTCTGGAAGCCAATTGTTTTTAGAAGCAAGAACTACTTATGATGTTCCATTAAATAATAATGGACATATAAATAAAACTATGATGGAATCTGATGCTAAAAACGTATCTGGGCTAGATCAGTTCAATCCTCAGATTAGAGTAACATATAGACAATATTTATTTGATGGTAAAAAAAATCAAATAAAAAATATAGTTAAAAAACAAATTACAAATCAAACACTTGAATTAAAAAAGTTTAGAAAATAATGGGTTTATTTGATGAAAGAATTCCTTACAAACCTTTTGAATATCCAGAATATTATAATGAAGGTTGGCTTAAACAAGCACAAGCATTTTGGCTTCATACAGAAATACCAATGTCTAGTGATGTTAAGGATTGGAATGAAAAATTAACTAAAGAAGAGAAGAACCTAGTAGGTAATATCTTACTAGGTTTTGCTCAGACAGAATGTGCAGTATCAGATTATTGGACACAAAAAGTAGTATCTTGGTTTCCAAAACATGAGATACAACAAATGGCTATGATATTTGGGTCACAAGAAACCATACATGCAGTAGCTTATTCATATTTAAATGAAACTCTTGGTTTGGAAAATTTTGAAGCGTTTTTACAAGACAAGGCAACAATGGAACGCTTTGATAATTTAATTAGTTATGACGGAAATAACACCACTGGAATTGCAAGAAGCATTGCCATCTTTAGCGCATTTGCTGAAGGTGTTAGTCTTTATTCTGCCTTTGCTGTTTTATATAGTTTTCAACTCAGAAATCTTTTAAAAGGAGTAGGGCAACAAATGAAATGGAGTGTAAGAGATGAATCTCTTCATTCTAAAATGGGATGTCAACTCTTCAGACATATGTGTGAAGAAGATCCTAAGTTGTTAAACAAATCTAAAAAAGATATATTTGATGCAGCAGAAACAATGCTTGAAGCCGAAGAAAAGTACATTGATAAAATGTTCGAGCTCGGTGATATCGAAAACCTTAAAGCTTACGACCTTAAACAATTTATCCGTAAAAGACTCAACGAAAAAATTATTGAACTCGGTTACACAAACAAACGGGAATACTTTGAGTTTGACAAAGACGCAGCAAAAAATCTTGACTGGTTCTACCATCTTACCGGGGGGCATACTCATACTGATTTTTTTGCTATTCGTCCTACTGATTACTCGAAAGCTAATGAAGGTGAAGATTTTGAAGATATTTGGTAAATGAAATTCTTATGCACTGCTTGTGGAGCCTGTTGTATGACTGCAGGTAAATTAAAATTAATGCCAGACAGAGGAGATGGTGCTTGTATAAATTTAAATGATTTAAATTTGTGTAATATTTATGATGCAAGACCAGAATTTTGTAGTATTACTGATATGTATTATAACTATAATTTAGAAGAAGAAGAAAATATAACTTTAAAAGAATGGTATATTAAAAACACAAAAGATTGTCATACTTTGATTGATCATTATAAATTAGATGATAAATATAAAGTAGACACCGAAGAATATGAGAACATGTAACATTTGCGGCAGACCAAAAAAAGATTCAAAGTTTAAACACATAAATAAAAAAACGTGTAAACGCTGTGAGTTTAGATGGAAAAGATCTTTTTTAAGATTATTAGTTCATGATAGAAGACTTAGTGCTAAAGAAAGAATAGCTAATAGACTTGGATATTTTGGAACTGCTTTTATAATGATTAGTCCTTATTTGTTACCATATGGAAACATAGGCGCAATTACATATGTTATTGGGGGTATTGTGTGTATTCCTCAAGTATGGGTTGCTAAACAATGGAATTTAGTTTTAGTTAATTTAAATGTAACAATTGGTTACTTAATTTATTTATTATATAATGGATGATATAGAAAAAATAAAAGAATACGCTTTAAAATATTATAAAAAACATTTTGTTAAAAAATACACAGTAATTGAACCAACAACACGAGGTAAAATAATGAGAACTAAATCTAAAAATTTACCCGTTTTAATATCTATAAAAGATACTCATATTGAAGTAAAAAATAATAAAGATGCTTCACCAATTATATTAAATAAAACTATATTACAATGAAAGAAAGTAAATTAATAGAAAAATTTAACAAATTAGATAAACAAATGACAGCTGTAACTAATGTACTGCGTAAAATAATACACGATTTAGGTAACGTAGAAAATTTAGCTCAAGGTACTTTAACTACACTTAAAACTTTTATGGGAGAAAAAGAATGGGATAAAGTAATAAAAGAATTAAAAGATAAAGATATTATTAAAGACAAAAAAGAAAAAAAATTAGAAGTATGAAAAAAATTATATTAAGTATATTTACATTATTATCTTTTGAATTATATTCTCAAAATTTAGAAGATTTTGAAGGATTATGGACAAGTGGAGGAACTAATTTCGTAACCGTATTTGCTCATAATGACATAGAAGACTCGTTGTCTGTTTATACATTTAGTTTTGTGAGTAATCATATTGTAAACGAAACTATAACCAAAACAAACGATACATTAGTTTCCACTAAAACTTTTAATCAGAAAAACGGATGGACTGTAACAACAGATTATAAACTTTTAAATAAAAATACAATGTTAGCATCTTTTCAAGGAGATATAGATGTAAAACTTTTATTTTATAAAGCTAAATTTAATGTGGAATAACGATTGGGTAAAAGGAAAAGATTATCCTTCTTGGGGTAATAACGATATATATAAACAAACTATAACTGGAGGTTATTTATTACCTACAGAAACTCCTCGTGAGGCTTATCAAAGAGTAGCTAAAACAGTTGCAAAACGTTTATATAAACCCGAATTATCAGAAAGGTTTTTTGAATATATTTGGAATGGTTGGCTTTGTTTAGCTTCTCCAGTTTTATCTAATACTGGCACAGATAGAGGTTTACCCATAAGTTGTTTTGGAATTGATGTAGCTGATAGTATTAATGATATAGGCCAAAAGAATTTAGAAATGATGATGCTTGCTAAACACGGAGGAGGAGTAGGTATTGGTGTTAATATGATTCGTCCTGCTGGAGCTAAAATAACTGGTAATGGTACATCAGATGGTGTGGTACCATTCTGTAAAATTTATGATTCTACTATACTAGCAACTAATCAAGGAAGTGTTAGACGAGGAGCAGCTTCAGTTAATATAAATATAGAACATAAAGATTTTTTAGATTGGTTAGAAATAAGAGAACCTAAAGGTGATGTAAACAGACAATCACTTAATTTACATCAGTGTGCTGTAGTAGGAGATAAATTTATGAGAAGACTTGAGGCTGGTGATTCAGTATCACGAAATAAATGGAGTAAATTATTACAAAAAAGAAAAGCAACAGGAGAACCTTATATTTTATTTAAAGGTAATACTAATAAAGCCAATCCATCAGCGTATAAAGACAACGCTTTAAAAGTACATATGACAAACATATGTAGTGAAATTGTTTTACACACAGATGAATCTCACAGTTTTGTTTGTTGTTTATCTAGCTTAAATTTAGCTAAATACGAAGAATGGAAAAACACCAATATTATATATGATTCAATATGGTTTTTAGATGGAGTTTTAGAAGAATTTATTCAAAAAGCTAAATATAGAAAAGGTTTTGAAAATTCTGTAAGATCTGCAGAAAAAGGTAGAGCATTAGGATTAGGAGTTTTAGGATGGCATACTTATCTTCAAGAAAAAGGTTTACCTTTTGAAGGTTTGTTAGCTCAATTTGAAACAAGAAGAATATTTAGTCAAATAAAAATAGAATCTGAAAGAGCTAGTATGGAATTAGCTGAAATATATGGAGAACCTTTATGGTGTAAAGGTACTGGAATGAGACACACTCATCTAAGAGCTATAGCACCAACGGTGAGTAATTCTAAATTATCCGGTAATGTTTCACCAGGCATTGAACCTTGGGCAGCTAATGTATTTACTGAACAATCTGCTAAAGGAACTTTTATTAGAAAAAACCCTACATTAGTTAAAATATTAAGAAAACATAAATTAAATACAAATGAAATTTGGGATAAAATTTTGGCGGATGGTGGTTCAGTGCAAGCCATTGATGAACTTGATTCTGTGGTTCTTGCTAACGACATACCGGCTAAAGACGTTTTTAAAACGTTTAAAGAAATAAATCAACTTGAATTAATAAATCAAGCTGGCATACGACAACAATATATAGATCAATCAGTTAGTTTAAATTTAGCTTTTCCAGCAGAAGCTCCACCTAAATGGATAAATAAAGTTCATATAGATGCTTGGAAAAAAGGCGTTAAAACACTTTATTATATGAGAACTGAGTCGGTATTAAGAGGTGATATTGCCGCTAATGCAATGGACCCAGGTTGTGTTAGCTGCGATGGATAATAAAAGAAGGGAGACCTTTCGATCTCCCTTCAATACAGGAACTTTGGGGTGTGGAGCCCATTTTATCGTGTTCCCTTTTATTAATATGTCCACATTACATCGGGATCTTTATCAGGATCCATATCTACATGTATAAAGGTATTTCCTATACCTATTCTAGTAAATCCTACATCTAATAAACAATTAAGAAGATCATATCTGTCTCTTGAGTTTATACAATGAATATCAACTGCTAAACCTTTAAGATGAGAGGAATTCTTTTTTCCCCCAACCTTTTTATTATGTTCTTTTGTTCGATAACCACTATTTATGTGGATCGCTCTATCAAACTTAGATCGCACTAGATCTATTTTATCTAGCATTTCTTGTTTCATGTTTCTTCCACTACCCATTTCATCAGGTGAATCAAACTCTGTAATATTAAAATATTGCATTATCTGTATTTTTTAAACATTAGTTTATAAAGCAAAGCATTCCACGCTGCTTGTAGTTTATCTATAAATTTTTTCATATTATTTACCTTTACATTTACAATTATTTTCTCCACAAGTGCACTGTTTATTTTTACTATAAAGAGTATCAAATGCGTTTGCACCTAATAGAGTTAGTTGATCAATCATGTTAGTTTGTATTTTAATTAACATTTTTTCAAGCTCATCTTTTTGAGTTACTAAATGATCTACTTTAGAAGTTAAACCTTCGTTTTGTTTTTTAAGTTCATTTACTTCATCTGGATTTCTTCCGATTACAGTCATTATTACCACTGACAAAGACCCTACAATCATACCTATTATAGATACAACAACATCTTTATTCATGTTTGGTATTTCGTTATATGATAAGAAAACTAGTATACCTATTACTAATAAAAATATACCAATTGCCCCTACATAATGCCTTAATTCTTTTGCTACGCCGTTTGTTATTTTCATCATTTGTTGTACTTTATTATTTTTCTTTTTGGTTTTCTTTTAGATTTTTTATTTGATTTAGATTTCTTAATTCCTAGTTCCCAATCAGACCATCCTGCAAGCATTGCTATTCTTTGCCACGCTTCATAGTCTGAACTGCTAGCTTTTCTTATATTATCAATTTTTTTAAATGCTCTATCAAGTGGAATATTTGTAGTTGCAGCAATAACTTGGCCTGCTGCTAAATATGCAGGATTATCTAATGAAAATCCTTTTTCCATCATTTCTTTTTTATTCCAATCATAAGTTCTACCAGCAGCTCTTAGTTTACTTAGTTTAGAAGATACAGGAGGAGAAAGTTGAGCTATTTCTTTAACTAATACATCTTGAAATTTAGGTGATTTCTTTTGAGCTTCTTTACTTAATTTAATAGCTGTGTTTTTTAACACGGAAAATATAGCACCTCCTACACCAGCGCCTCTTAATATACTATCAGCCATAGAATTGACTATATTATAATATTTTTCCTGTCTTTTTTCTGTTTCTTCTTCTTCATCTCCAAAGCCCATAGCAAATAAAGCTTGTTGCATAGCGTTGAAAAATAGATTTTGTACAAATCCATAATAAAATATCTTAGATATATTGGTTATTGTGTCTCCTCGGCCATTTCTAAGATCACTAGCAGCTTTTTTAATCAACCTAGTGTATTGCATTGGAGTGTTAGCAAAAGCTAATATAACGCGCCCTAATGGTCCAGCTTGTTGTTGACTAATTCTGTCCGGTCTACTGGACTGTTGAGCTTCTTCTGCAATTTCTCTAAAATCTATAAAAGCTTGATTCTCCGCTTCTGCTTTAGACATACCTTCTTTAGTATACTTTTTAACTCTATTTCTATAAAATGTAGAACCACCAGATGCAATAGCAAAACTATCTGCTAACTGAGTAGGTAAAAATCCTATTCTAAGTATTTCACTTATAACTCCTCTTACACCACCTTTTTTAGCCATGTCAGCTATATCAGTTTCATTTACATTTAATCTCAATCCGTTTCTTCTATCTACTAAAAAGTCACTATTAAAAAGTGTAAGAAAATCTTTCCAAAATTGAGGTTGATTTGCAAACGCTTTACCCGCAGCAAATAAATTGTTGTCTTTAAAATTTATAAAGTTAACAGCAGATATAGTTTGAAGAACCGCTGATCTTGTATTAAAAAACATTATTGCACCAATAGAATTAGTTAACCAATCTGTTACTCTACCTGTTAAAGAATCAGAGGTAAATTCCCTGTTTCTACCCGTACGCATTCTTTTTAATATATTTTCCAGTGCATCTCTATATCCTTTACCATAAGCAGCTTCAAGTTTATTTAAATTAGCTTTAGTAAATATTTCATCTACATTATACTGCCATTGTTCTAAATATTTAGCTCTTTTAATAGTGTTGATACCATCAATTAAATCAGTGGTGATATTTCCAGCTAACCAACCAAATTTAGGAGCCGGATATTGATCTCCTTTCTGCATTGCAATTAATTGATTTGCAAAAGTAACTAATTCGGGTTTACTATCTACAAAATCAGTTAGATCTTTTAAATCTTTTTTAGACATACCTTCTGGCGACATTCCCTGTCTATTCCAAATATAAGTTCTTATTGCTTGTTCTTGAGTAAAAGGTTCTCCGGGTAATTTTTTCTTAAGATTTTTAGGAACAATTTTTAATTCTTTTTTAAGAGCTTTAAAATCATTCATAAGCGCTATTCTATCTCTTGATATGTTATCCATTGCTGTAGCAAAAGGATCCAATAGGTTTTTCTTATACCAAGCCATTTGAGCATCTCCAAGCTTTCCTTTACCTAAGGTTTTATATAATAATCCTACAAAATCTTCAGCAGATGGTGGAACAAAGAAATTGAATTTTCCTTTATTTGCACCAACTACTTGAGCTTTAACATCTGAATAAACTTTATCAGCACCAATACCAGTTTTGTTTTCTAATATTTTATTAAAGTCTTCACTTAAATTTTGTGATTCACTAAATGCCAGACGCTTTTCGTTGTCAATATTATCAACTTCTGCCATTTTATCTAACACCACATCATTAATTAACTCTCCTTTAACTTGATCTTTTTTAGGTAAAATTTTATTATTAATAGGAGCAGCTTTTAAAATAGAATTATTTAAAGCTAAAAATTCTGTTCCATATATTTTTCCTTTATCTCTTCCACCTATAGATTCTAAAGCATACATATCTTTAAACCCTTTGTTTAATGCATTATAATATCTAGGCAAAACACCCATGTAGATTTTCCACCATGAAGGAAATGACTCTTGATGTAATACGTTTATTCTTGCATCCATTTCCACTGGAATCATAGCAACAACTTGATTTCTTTTCAATACTTTTAAATCAACACCATCCCCATAAAAATGTTTAATCATATCTTTAGACAAAACCAAAGAAGGATACATGTGTTCAAATCTAATTTCTCCTTTTGCTTTACCTTTATAAAAATATTTTGGATAAGCCACCCGCTTTCCTAAAGCATTCATATTAGATTTAAGAGCCATTAAAGCCATACCAAATTGATATTTATCTCCATTTTTGTTTACATAATCAAGATAATCTACCATAGCATCAAAAGCTTCACCTGCTTCTTTTTTTCTATCTTTATATTCTTTAGTAAGTATATTTTTAGGTAAGTTGTTTTTTTGAGAAAAATTTTTAATTTTTTCTTTAAACTCTTTATCGGTTAATTTTGTTTTTCCATTAAACTCTACATTTTTTATTCTAATATTTTTAGTACCACTAAATATTATTTTAATATTATTTGGAGCTAATGTTTCATTAAGAGTATTTATCCAATCTAAAGAACCAGCATAACCTTGATATCTTCCTTTACCAATTCTTCCTGCACTTGTATTAAAATCTTTAAGAAATTTTATAATATGAATAATACCTTCTAAATCTCCTAATTTTTTTATTTGATTTAGTTGATAATCATTTTGTATTTTTCTAAATGTTTTTAATTGATCAATATTATCAAACCCTAAACCAGGATTTATTTCAAGTCCTAATTCATTTTTAATAGTAATATCCGCAACCCATAATTCTAAAGCTTCTTCTGCTATATTTATAAATTCTCCTTTTTTTACTAAATCTTTCTTTAAATTTTTTATAAATTTTGGAGCTATTTTAGATAAATTTTTAGCATAATTTTCTAATACTTCTATTGGAATATTAACTTCCGATAAGTTTTCTGTTAAAGCTAATAATGTTGCATTTTGAAAATTATAATCTAAAGTTTCAACAGCATTAAAAATAGTTGTAATTATATTTGCGCTTTTATTTTTAACAAAATCTAATTGTTTAGAAGTTAACTTTTGTTTACCTATGTTAGCTTCGCTAAACATTAAATCACTTTTACCTTCAGCTATAGGTAAAACTTGACTCGGTGTAAATCCTTGTTTAGTTAAAATATCTCTTACAGCTTTATTAGTTAGTGCCCTACCTGTTAATTCTAATATACCTTTTACAGCTTGCGAAGTGTTTGTTCTAACTTTAACATCAGGAGATTTAACATTACCTTCTATACCTAGTGCTTTTTTAAATTTATCTACTGTTAATCCAGGTTTTTTAGTCCATTGATAATTATTACCTATTCTCTTGCCTTTGTCATAAAATAAATTTAATACGGATCTAGGTATACCGGTTGGATCTCCACCAACTAAAGTTGTTTTACTAGGATCATTTAAATAAGGTACTCTAGCTAAATCTGTATTTGCTTTTGGTAATAAATTAAATAAAGTCGAAGCATTTTTATTTATAAACATTAGAGCTTTAGTTAATTCTTCTTTACTAAGATTAGCAGTAGGATCAAATATTTTTTTAGCAGGTATTCCAATAAGATCTGCTATAGCATCTTCATCTAAAGTTTTTAATGTTTTATAGTTTAATGCATTTATATCTTGATCTTTTAAAGCTTTTTCAGTTGTTTTTATAAATTTATCTTTTAAAGCTGTATCAGTAAACAATCTTAATGGATCTATTGTTGGTGCTATATCTTTTTGTAAAGGTACAGTTTCAGTATCTGCAATAACTTGTTTAGCTCTAGGATCATCAACACTTGTTGTTTTTGATTTATCACCTATTTCTTTTTCATAGAATTCTTGTCTTTTCTTTAATATAGTATTAGTTAAATATGTACTAAATTGAGATTTAGTAGGTTTAAATCCTCTAGTTATATTAGGAAAATATTTATCTACAAAACTAATAGCTTCAGCTTTAGTAATAGTACCTTTAGCAGGGTCAAACCCTAAAGCTTTTAAAGCTACATTTCTATATTGATTAACAAAAGACGTAAGGTTTTCAGTAGACATAGCATCTACATTTTCTTTATATTCTTTTGCTAATTCATTTAAAGTGTTTGGTGCAACAGAAGCAGCTATATCATATTGCTTTTCCATATCTACTTTTGACTCCTTAGGTACTAATTTAGATTTTTTAGCGGCTACAATATCAGTTTTACTCAATGTTCCATCTGCTATTTTTTTAGCTAATCCAACTACAAAATCTACAATATCTGTTTCTCCTTTAAAATCAAAAGAATCTTTAAATTCTCGTTGAACCATTGCTCCAAAAAACCCAGCTAATCCTTTACGCTTTTCATTTAATACAAAATCTTTTTTACCAGCTAATTCAATAAATCTCATAATAGCTTCTTGACTATTATAACTATCACTTTCAGGATTAGCATCAGGATTGTTTTTAACCCAAGTTTGATAAAAATTAGGGTCTGAAATTTTTACAGTTTGTAATAATTGTTTAGCAATATTATCAAAAGCTTTTGATTCTCTACCAAATATTTTCCAAAACACTTGATGCCCTACCTCATGAGTAGCAATATTTTTTCTTTGATTAGCAATTTGATTTTCAACTACTACAAAACTTCTATCTGTATTTGGATCTGCCCAACCATCACCACCTTCATTTACTATAGCCCAAGCTTTATCTCCTTGTCCCTCCTCATATTTACCACTATCTTTTTGTCTATCAATATAATCTAAGGCTTCTTGTTTTGTTGTAAATTGTCTTAACGAAACTCCTTCTGCACCTGCTTTATTGTTAGCTTTTATAATTTCTTCTTCTAAATAAGCTTCATAAGCATATCTTTCAACTTCTTTTTTATCTGGTCTATAATCTGGACCTCTATCTTTAACAGCAATTTTTCGACCTTTAGACATTAAAGAATTATAACGAGTTATATCTGTACTTTCTAATTGAACAAATTCAGGTCTATAAAGTTGTAAATTATTATCATTTAAATATTTTTGTTTAATATTTTCAACTATATCGTATTTTTTTTGTAAATTTCTTATTAATTGTTGTTTTTCTTCTACAGAAAGTGTTGTGCTATTTTGAATCTCTGTAGCACTTACTCTAAATTCTTCTTGGAGCTTTATCATTTCTACATACCCTTGTGCTCCTTTAGCTCTAATATTATTTTTTACACTATTTTCTATTTCTTTAGAAGCTTCTTGTATTCTCCAAGCATTTTCTTTTATTTGTAATTCATATTCTTTTTTCATTAAAGGAGATCTAGCTCTAATTAACTTTCGTCCTAAATCTCTTTGTTCTTGTAATAAACCTTGCATTTTCTTATTTTTATTATAATCAGAAAAAGCAGAGTTATATACACTTTGAGCAAAAGGAATACCACCAAAAAGAATACCAAAACCAAAACCAGTAAAACCAGCATGATCAATACCCAACATAGGATCAACCCCGTCAATTAAATTTTGTGTAAATTGTGTTGCGCCTTCTGCTCCAGACTCAAGAAAGGGAGCATAAAGTAAAATATTATTATTTTTCCACCAAGCTTTCATTCCGTTGTCTACAACACTTTTTGCTGTTCCAGTAGCTAAACTATTTTTAGCAGCTCGTAAAATAGGAATAGTAGAAAGAGCAGCAAACCCACCTTCTGCAACTCCATAACCTAAGGATTTAGCCCATATTTCCCAATCTTTCCAATCTTTTTGACCGGTTGCAATTTCAGTTTGCATGTCCATCATTTTCTTTCCGGCAGTACTAGCTCCAATAGTATAAGCTGCGGCTCCTCCAGACAGTATAATAGTTGTAAGTATTGGAATTTGTTTTGTTATTTCTTGTGCAGCAAATTTACCAAAATTTTCTCCACTAGAAAAAGCATCATCAAAAGCAATATCTTCAACATATTCTTCCCTCATTTTATTACTCCATAAATTATATTGTACGCCTACACTAGTAACAACATCTTTTAAGTCTTTAATTTCATCGTCTTCTTTACTACTAAGAGCTAATCCTTTTAAGACATTTTTTGGTAATTTCTGGGAAACTAAATCAAGAGCTTTACCCGTTGTAGTAAAATTTAAAAGAGCTTGATATTGAAAACCCATTAAAGAAGCACCAATATCTACAAATCCTACCCCTAGTTCTATAATAGCTTTTTCGGCTAAATCATAATTTTTATTTGCAGCACTTAATATCATTTTATCTCCCGAAGCATCTTGTTGATATTGCACCATTTGGTTAATTAAAGAAGAATGTGTAGCTACTGATCCTTTTATTTTATTAGTTAATAAATTATAAGCATTTAAAGTAGATTGATTTACAGTTCGTCCATTTGTTAATTGAACTTGTAAGTCATCTGTAGGATCTATTGGTATTCCTAACTGTATAAGTTCTTTTTCTAATTCAATATAATCTTTTTCACTTAATTTATTATCTACACTTAAATAATTAACAAACTTAGGATAAGCACTTTCGAGTACTTTCATAGTAGGTATATTTAATTGTACTTTTTCTTGTACTTTTTTTAAATCACTTAACTCTCTTTCCTCAGAAAGTAGTGCACCTACATAAATATCATCTTGTAAAGAAGGATCTTCTGCTATTATTCTTTGTGTCGCTTTATAGTTTGTATCTAAATTTGCTTGAAAAAGCAATCTTTCTCTTAACAACGATTCAGTTTCTTCGTTTAATTTATTTTCATTTGGTAAAGTTTTCCCTGATTTTTTGTAAGAATTAATTATCTCTTGTTTTGTAGCTTCTAATTCTTTTTTGTATGGTTCTACAGTTTCTTGAAATGTATAACCTGTATTAGCTCGTCCATAAACCTCCTTAGTAACTTCATAAGGAACAAATAATTCAGGATTATAGTATTGTTTTTGATTTTCTTCTTTTTCTTTAATAACTTCTTTATTGTTATCTATTAAAGTTTCAAATGTAGATAACTCTTGTTCTTTTTCTTCTGCAAATTTATTTTTTTCTTCTTCTGAATAATTTCTTTCTTTAAGAAAATTTTTAATTATATCAGTATTCTTTTTAATTTTGTAAGGATTTTCTGTATCTAGTTCTATATAATCAGAAACAATAATTTCACCATCCGTATTTGTATAAGATAATCTTCCTTTATTACTTTCATTATAAGTATTAGGGGGATTCATAGGGCCTCCAACACCAGCGAAATGAACCAACTTAGCTTCATCTCTGTTAAACTCTATATCACTTCCTTCTAATAATTTATTAATTCTATCACTACCTTCTTTAGAGTCAATTTTATAAAAATCATCTCCAATAACATCAGTTATAGTATCAAGAGAAAATGGATCAGATTTAATATCTATTTCTTCCATAATCTCTATACCATCATCTAATTTTTTAAGATTGAATTTTTTTACATATTCGTCAAAAGAAATACCCATTTGATCTGCAACAAATTGAATATCATCTTGGTTATATGCTTCCCCGTTTAATTCCCACATATTTTGGTAATGTTAGATTAATTTCCGATTAATGGATTATTGGTAAATGTTGTTATTCCAGTAGGTAAATTATTTTTATTTCCTCTTGTAATATTTGTAGAATCAGTTTTGCCTTTTATAAGCCCTTCAACAATTTGATCTATTAATATACTTCTCTCTTTTTGGCCTAAATCATATTGCTTATTTACATATTTTTTAACAATAGGTTCTAATTGATTTCGTGTAGGTTTAATCTCATCATATCCTTTGATTGGTATTTCTTCTATAATTTCATCACCTATCTCAGAATCTTTGTACTTTTCTTTATTTTTTTCTGTAACAATTATTGGATCTGGTTCATATAAAAACGTTAATTTACCATCTTTAAATCTAAAATCACTAACTTTTTTTCCATCAATAGTCATACCTTTTACGAAGTCATTTCCTTGCACTTTACCACCTGTAAAAGCTTGAATGGTATTATTAATGTCTCTTATTTGTCGAGGAGTAAATTTACTAGTTGGTGGTTGATATTCTTTTGTTTTTATATTTGTTATACCTGCTTTTTCTTCATCTCTATAAGCTTCTTTATCATATTCGTAATTAAGTAGTTGTTTATTTCCTTGAGCATCCACCCACTCTACCTGTCCATTACCTTGATCTTCTCCATTTACAACTTCAAATCCTTTTATGTATTTACTTAAAGCATACGTTAACATTACTTTTTCAAATTTATCTTTAGCTTCAGGAGTAAGTTCATAAGATCCTTCAGCTATAGTGCTTAAATCTTGTTTAGCTGCTTTAGAATCAATACCTATAGCGCTTAATTGTTCAGGTGTAAGCTTTGACATATATTCTAATATAGTAGCATTTATATCCGCATAATCATCCCAGTTGTTTACTGTTTCTACTTTAGCATTAATAAAACTTTCAAACAGAGGCGTAACAGTATTTATCATTCGAGGAATATTAGCTTGTTTTATAAATCCACTAATTTCAGTACCATCTTCCATAGTAGTACTTACTTTTTTAAGTATAGGTAATCCAGTCTCTTCATCAGTTAAAATAAAAGCATCATTTATTTTAAAACCATCTTTAGACGAAATACCAGTATCATCATATATCCCTTTAAACCCTTTTTGAACACTTTTTTTACCATCAGGACCTGTAATAGTAATATTACTATCCATGTCTCTAATTTCAGCTAAAGAAGAACTCATAACATCAGCTACATTAAAAGCGTTTTCTATACCTTCGCTTTCTAGATAAGCATACTGCATTGGAATACCATTTACAGTTTTTATAAAAAACTTAGGATTACCAACTGGTTTACCGTTTTTTACGCCTACTCCTGATAAAACAAGCTTTAAAAAATAATCTCTCCCTACTCTTTTTGCAAAATCACTTTCACTTTCTCCATCATTAATTCCGGTATATATTCCACCTACTTCATTTTTAATCCCTGACAATAAAGGTCCTTCAATTTTTTTCCATTCATTCAATTCTTCTGCTGTTTTCATAGCAATAGTCACAGAATCTTGATAATATTGTATACCCTTACTTAATTCTGCAAGTTTTGTGGGATCTGTTTCTTTTGATTTTAATCCCATTAATCTAAACTTTTCATTAATCGCAAAATCTACTTGCTTAAAAAAACTTTCAGATTGAGCACCGCTTTTTACAGCATCAGCGTGAATTTGCTCACTATATATTTGATGAGCTCTATTAATAGATTGTTGCTCTTTTCTAGCTTCTGCAAGTTCTTTTACTCGTTGATCACTTTCGTTTTGTTGTTTTTTTAAATGATTTTCAGTAACCTTATTAACTGTGTTAATTATAATATTACCAAGATCTCTATTTATAATTTCCGTGGGATTTCTATATGTGCTCATATCTATATTTTACCAAGTTTTTCCTTTATCTGCTGCTAAACCTGAAGCTATACTTCCTACAGATTGAATTCCAGCTGCTGTAATTGCAGTTTGATCTCTTCTAGACTGAGCAGATTGTGCTTCTTGTCCTGTTAATTGAGCTGATAATCTATCAAGTTGTTCCATAGTTCTTGTTTCTTGCTCTCTATACATGAATTCAGCTCCTTTAGCTTCTGCCTGTTGCATTCTTTCTGCTCCAGCTATTTTTACACCTTGTATTCTTTGAGCTTCTTGCATTTTTAAATTTTCAAGACGAAGTTGTCCTTCTATTCTATTTTCTTCTGCAAGTTTTTGATTATTAACCTCTTGTTGCTCAATATTAGCAGCAACACCTTGTTTACTTTTTAAAGCCATTTGAGCCAAAGCTGTAGCTCCACCAGCAGAAGCTCCACTAGCAGCTAATGTATCTAGGGTATTTGCTAAAGCAATATCTGCTTCTTCTATTTGCATTTCAGCTCCTTTAGTAGCAACGGCTAAATTCATTTTAGGAGCAGTAGCCATACCACTAACATCTTGAGCCATTGACGATAAGTCTGTATATCCTTCAAATGGATTTATTATTTCAGCTCTATCATTTTCTACTTTTTTAATTTCAGCTTTTAATTCTTTAGCTCTTTTATCAGCTCTTTTTCTTTCTTTCTTAGCCTTACTAGCACCAAAAATAGTAGTTCCGATAGAAACAGCGCCGCTAATAGCAGCTGCGGCTACTGCCGGGGGAAACCCGTATGTTAATCCGGATATTTCAGGACCGGTAAAAATTGTTTTTAATATTTCAAAGAAATGCTCCATGTTATTTCAATTTATTTTTTTATAATTTTAGTCTACGTGCTTTGCACTTAATACGCATAATCCCCCTAGGATTATTAATACTAGTACATATAATAAAAATTCCATTACTTTAACCCAGTAACTTTATCTATTGTTCCTAAAACATCATGTGCTCCTAACTTTAATCTAAAAGAAAGATCAGCACTCCACTGGTATTTTGTTTGCCCACCTATTCTTAACACTACAATAGGTAAAGGTTTACCAGCAAAACTTTTTTTAAAACCAGGACCTTGCTCTTCTAATAAAGCGTATTTAACTTTAATAATATAGCCGCGGTAATTTTTAGGCATTTTATCAAGAAGCACATTATTATGTTGATTCCATTTGGCATTAATTTGTAATATTTCAACAGGAGGATTTTGTGCAAAACCCACATAAGCTATTAAAATTAAAACCAGAGTTAATATATATTTCATTTTATTATTTTTTGATTATTTCATATAATTTTTCATCGATTTTATCGAGTTTTTGAGAATTTTCCTCAACTTTTTCTTCCGTATTCATAATAGACTTACGGACTAATTCATCTTTTAAATCATATTCTGTTCTGGAAACCGGTGGTTCGGGTAAAAGTTTTGCTTCTTCTATATCTTGTTGTAATGCAAACCACATTCCTACCAATGTAAATATTGCTGCTCCAATACCTATAAGTGTTTTTATACTTACGTTAAACTTTGTGTCTTCACTTAATTCCGCCATTTTTATTTTAATATGATGATTCGACATAATCCGTAGAAGCTGCAAATAATTCTTTCATGCCTCCTGGATCGGTTAATGTATCAGTAGAGATTTTAACTGTTGCATAATAGCCTTTAATACCAGTCATTTGATTGCCCCATATAATTTCTCCTGGAGCAGCGGTACTGTTATTAATTAAGTTAGCCATATATTTATTTTCTTTTCTATCAAATCCCGCTCTTTGAATAGGAGGAATTAAAGCTGTTGCGTTTTGAGTAGGTGGTGTTGATGTAAAATTAGCAAAAGTATTTCCTCTATCATCATATGCTCCTTCGTTATAACTTTTAATAGATGCAATAGTATCTTGTGTGTTTGTTACTCCAAATCCTTGAAAATCTGTATTTACATAACCTATACCAGTTAAATCAGAAACAAAACTATCTACTTCCCAACCATTACTTCCTTCATAGTTAATTGTTTTAAATACTTTAGAAACACTTACGTCTGGATTAAAAATAAATTCTATAGATGCATCATTATCTACACCATAAAATTGACAACGTGGTTGAGTAGAAATATAATGTTGATATAAACTAGCAGTGTCATCTGCTCCACCAGTTGAAGGCCCAGTAGTATAAAATTTATTTTTTAAACTTAACATCATACCAGGTTTATAAGTATATAAACTAGTCCAACCTTGAATATTCTCGTCAAATGTTAAAGTCTTATAAACAACAGTTGCATCTTGAGGTTGTATAGATAAAACATATTGTTTGTTGTATATATCCCAACCACCAGTTAATTTACCATTACCCATTGTTCCAAATTGATCTCTAAAGAAATCAATCATACCATAATTAGATATTTCTGTAAGACCATCTTGAGATAATCTCATTACAGCATTTCTATCTTTATCTGTAAAATATTTTCTTCGGCCATATACTGCAAAACTTTCAGGGTTTTTGCTAATACCAAAATTACCTACATAAGCTTGAACTTGACCAATAACATTAGGCCCAGATGTTACCGTTGCATTTCCTTCTGCTGAATAAATAGCATCTTTATCTATTAATGCTCGACTAACTTTTTTCTCTTGAAATATAATTAAATTAGTATCTTCAGCATAAAGTTTTTGTATACTACCATTTGCTGGATCAACACTTTTAATAATATCTTCTCCAACAGAAAATACATTTGTATCATTTACACCAGTTCTTGCATTAAATACTCCAGAATAAATCATAGAGTTAATCCTTACAGATGCTTTAGGTTCAGCTTCAACTAAATATGCTTTTACTCCTTGGCCTGCGTATGTGTTGTTATAACCACCTCTAATGCGCGCTTCTTCAACAGCCCAGTTATTCATATTTTGTGGTAAAGCTCCAAGTGTTCTATCTCCTCTAGATCCATTCCACCCTACTGCGGATGGTTGAGTTCCGTCTGTTGCTGTTTTACGTAAAATAAAACTGTTAAAAAACTTTACTTCAATAGTTGCTGCCATAATTTATAATTGCATATTTATTTAGAATATTACCTTAAGGACAAGGGGTTGTTCCATTAATATAAAAATTTCTAGCATACCCACCTTCATTAAAAGAGGTTAAAGCACTTGATGCCCCGGTTATAGTCATTTGTACATATGTTCCACTATAACCACCTAACGATACTGTTTCATACACAGCTCTTGCGCCTGCACTAAAACTCATACTACCTATTTGATCACATACAGTATTACCATAAACAACTAATTTAGCAACTCCTACAAGTAAAGCGTTTCTATCTAATGCAGCGTTGTTTGTTAGTTTACCAAATAATGTAGCTAAATTACAAGTGGAATTCATCGTTAAAGCACTTAATGTTTGTACGAATTGTATTTGATTTGCCCCTAGTCTAACAATCTTCATTGATCCGTATTTATATGAATTAGATGGAACAGGACAAGGGTTTACATTTCCTCCAGTAGCTGGATCTAAATCAGCTACACAAGGTTCAGCGGTTCTAATAATTTTTTTACCATTTTGATCAAATTGTGCTGTCCATTTCATATCTCTAAAACCAGTACTTTTTCCTACTATTGAACTACCATCAAAAACCATAGGATCTGGATAAATTGGAGCACCAGCTCTTGTAGAAGCATATTCATTACCCCATTCTACATTTAAAGTTCCATCTCCAGTAGCTATACCTCTATAAGCAAACCATTTATTTGTAGCTCCAGGAGACCAACCAACAGTTAATTCTGGATCCATATAAAATCTAGAAATATATTTAAACGCCCATTCCCTTGCGTAGACAACTTGATCTGGAAAAGTACCAGAAGCAGCTTCTCTACTATCAGCAGGAACGCTACTAACTCTATATGCAAATGATGCTGGAGGAACTAAATCATTACCAGATCCATTATAATAACTTGATGCTAATTGACTAGGATTATAAAAATCACCAAAACTTAAATAAACTCTTTGATACATTTGAGCATTATCATAATTAGCATATGCACCTGTAGGACAATTATTTATTCCTAATGTAGGTATTTTAGGATTAGTGGTAGAAACAGAATTAGTAGGTGAAATGTTATTACCATAAGGATATCTAACTACTAATCTATATTCGCCAAACATATCTTGAGCATCTGTAGGAGCATTACCACTAGGTTCTCTATAAGCTTGATTTCGTCCAATTACAAATAATTTTCTTCCAATAGAAATCAATTCAGGATCAGTAGTTGATTCTCTTGATTCCATCCAGGATTCAAAACTATCTGTTTTAGCAGGATCACCACTTGTTCCTTCTTGAGTTATTGCGGAACTTAATTGATCTTTTACTCCAGTGGTATAAAAAGCTGTTGGTTGACTAGTGCCACTATAAACATTACCACCACCAATTGTAACAGCACTATCTGAACTAGCCCTGTAATAAGTGTTTGCTTGAGCACCACCAAATTTTATTACATTACCTTCTACATCTTTAGCGTCTTGCCACGTAGATCCAGCGTCTTGTCTATATTGTAAATATGCTGGCCATATTACTCCTGGTCTATCGTTTGGAGCTTGAGCATAATTTCCTAATTCAAAATCCACTATAATATAGGCACTACCTCCAGGTTGTGCTGTTGTTCCTTCGGTTATTCCTTCTGGACTAGCAATAGGTCCAGTGGTTTTACAATCTGTTCTTCCTTCAACTACAACTGATCCAAGACCAGAATTAGTTTCTCCCATTGAAATATTCATATTTCTATTAGAGTTTTTCCAACTCCAACCACTACAATTAGATGCAGCTTGTGATCCATAACTTGGTAATGAAGTACCTAAATTTAAACTTCCTGAATTTATAGGATTTCTATTTACTGGAGGAATTAAAGATGAATCTACGGGGTTTGAACTAGGAACAGCCCAATAAAAACCAGAAGATTCCGAAGCCTGATTTACACATTGATTTTTAACACGCCCAAAACTTTCGTTTAATGGAAAAGTGTCATATCCTGTATTTCCATCTACCGAAGGTGCGCAAGTTACAATTGGATTTCCTCCAGTTCCACCACTAGATGTAATAGTGGTCTCTGTAGTACCAGCGTCTGTTAAAGAAATAGTAAGTGATACAGGTTGATTAAGCTGTGGACAACTTCCATCTGCACAAGGATCAGTTACGACTCCGTTATTATCAATTTCTAATTGAGGAATTCCATCTCCTACAGGATCTTGCGATGTAATAGACCATCTAAGATCTTCTGTATTTTTACTATTATCTGTTGTTCCATTAACTCCTGTAAAACTATAAACTGGTGTTTGTCCTGGTTCTACTACAATACCATCAGTAGGACAATCAATTGTAGGAGGAACATTTAAAAGTTTTTCAAATTTAGTAATAGTTGCTTCTCTTCCACCAGCATCATTGTTTTTTACTACAAAATTAAATTCAAAAGTATTTTTTGCAATGGAATCATCTCCTTCACCTTCTGGTCCATAATAAAAATAAGTATCAGGTGCAACAGTAATATTATATAAATCTGGAGAACCAGAATTAGGAGTTCTGGTTAAAATAAATTTATGCGTTACATCTTCTTGTAAAGAATTTTTTACCCAAAACCCTCCATTTAAATCTATATCACTATTCATAACTGGAATCATATCACCATTAACAGCAAGAGAATAAGGGAAAAATGGAACTGAAGTATATGTACCGTTTGAATAAGAAGCTGTCATAGATGCTCCTGGAGTAATATCTTCAGCTAAATTAAAAGTCCAAGTCTCTGGACCACTTCCTCCTGTTGGAGGTAAAGAACCAGTAGTAAAATCTTTAATAGCGGTTTCACCTTCTTTAATCGCTTCATTTAATTCAGAAATTGTTCCAGATGATGAAGTTTCCCAATATATATCTATTCTAGATTCTACAGGGGTTGTTTCATAAACTGATAACCATGTATTAACAGCTGTTGTTTCCGTTGCTGGAGCGATTGTACCAATAGGATTATCTAAATTAGAAATACTTATTCTCCCCATTAAAGGATTAGAAGTAGTTTGATATACAGATCCGTATTTTACGTTAGTTGTATTATCAAATATATCATTTTGATCTGATATAGTTGAAACAGTATCAGGTATAGCTATTTTAGTAGTAGTATTTACTGGATTAAATTGAAAATTATTTAATGGTTGTGCTACTTGAGGTCTAGCTGGTGGAGGATTTTCTAAACCAGGAGCAATTCTTCCATATAATTGTACAGAACTTCTAAATTGTTTTTGTTCAGGACCTACTTCTGTTAAATCTCTTGGTACTTTATTTATATTATCATTTAAAAGAGTAATAAATGATGTTGTATATTCTGGATCTGGTAATGTAGCTGGAACATTAGGATAAAAGTTCATTATACCAGGTAAATAAACATTATAGTATTCTTGTTCTGTTTGCTTGACTACTATTTTATAAGAATACCAACCTAAAGGATTATAATCAGCACTTGTAATATCACCGTTATATAAACTAGGCCATCCTGTAATCACGTTGTGAGGTATTAATTCCTCAATAGGGGTGTTAAATAACACTTTTATTGAATCACCAGGCCATGTATTTATATCATTATCAGCGTTTGAAGTCGAAGATACTTCGTTGTATGGAAAATATACTGTATCTCCTAGAAGTGTTAAGTCATCAGCATTAGTTGCTTGTTTACTAACTGAAGATAAAATTGTTGTAGAACTTCTACCATATCTATCTGATAATATAACGCCAACCTGATAATTTCTATTTTGCTTTACTGTATGCATAGGATATTCTCTAGATACAGTTCTTTCAATAGGTCTTTGAACATCTGGATTATCTGCATGTACACTAAAGTTAGTAAACTTATCAGATACCGCTACATTGTAATCAATAGTTTCAGGTGGAGTATGTTTGTTTTGAAAATTACTATATACTAAACGATTACTAATAATTTCTTGTCCATGTGCTCTAACTGGTGCTTTATCATAAACTCTTACTATTTCACTTTCAGGTAAAGTTTTATAAGGTTTACCTCCTTGATAATTATATTCAATTGTAGTATCTGTATCAAATCTTTCATATCCTGTCGTGCCTTCTCTAGGAATTACATCAACTACTTGTACAGCTAAAGCGTCTGATTCTTTATATAAAATTTCTATTTCATCTATTTTAAGAGAATTAAAAAGTTGCTTTGCTTGAACACCATTGTTATCTTTATCTAAAGGTAAAGGTATTTGAAGATAAATGTTATTAACTTTATTCTCCATAAACCCTACAACTGTACTTCTATATGCGGCCTGTTCATCGGTAGTCATACCTGTAGGAGTTGTATTGTTTAAAAAATAACCATCTTGTTTAGGTATAAAAGCAGGTTGAGTAAATGGTGCCATTATAGAATAATTACCATCTTCATATTTGAATCGATAACTAAATCTTACAAATTTATCTTCTAAAAAGTCTGGATCTCCATTAAACTTGGGATTATAATTAGGGTTTTCAGTAAGACCAGGGAAATCAGCACTATAAGTTGTAGCTGAACCGGGGTTCATAGGTGTACTAGAATCTTCCATGCTAGTAGACCATTGGTCTGTACCTGTTAAAGGAGAAGAAGTACCTGGTACAACATTTTCATTAAAACATAAAATACTCCCATCCGGAATATCTAAAATAGTAGTTGCTAAAGGGGTACCTGCTGAAAGATTAGTTTCATTAATTATAGTAGCTAAATTAGTAGAAGTATCAAAAGACGATAAAACAGTATCTGTGGGAAATGCTGCTATTTGAGTACCAGTTGCTGGATCTAAAGCAGTAACTATAGCACCTACTAGTACTTTAGTATTAGTGGGGCTAAATTCTCTAGCTAAACCTTCTCTGTAATCAGGTAATATTTTTATTGTACTTGATCCAGTTGAAGTAATTCCATCAGTTATACCAACTCCCCCATTAGGCCATATAGGTACAACATTATTATTCCATGCAAAATAAGGATTATAGTTTTGCCCTTCTGAATTAGTCGATTGAACATAATATGCTCCATTTCTTCTTCTATATAATTGTATAGGCTGAAAAGGCGCATATGTAGCAACAGAAATTTGATCTTCAGTTGTATAGTAATTAGGGGTAGTAGCTCTTTCTACATTAATTCTTCTTGGTTGATTTCTATTATCAGTCCAAAATAATATTCCTTCTAATAAATTAACAGATAATATAGGATGTGTAGTAGAAAAATTTAAAAAAGGACCTTTAACAAGCTCAGTGGTAATTTTACTTGAAACATTATGAACATAAATATAATTATTAGCGCTAGGAGAATAATTTAAAGCTTGTAAATTATAACCTTCTAATTTAGTTTCATCATAATCAGTTAAAAATATATAAATATTATTATTAACTTCATCAGTATATAAACCGATGGTGGTTAAATTACAATTACAACCGCTTAGTGCTTTTAAATCAACAAGTTCTTGATTACCTAACACATTTTCTAACGCTCCAACGTCGGCACCTTCTGATTTACTTACTTGTATATTAATTCCTTCACGATATTCCCCATTAGGTAACAACCTGGCATCCAGGTCTTTATTCATTTTGGATTTAATAAAAGCGTTTTTAGCTTCTGCCATTTATTTAAAATTTAAGCCATTTAGATTTACCTCTCATAATCTGAACAAACTCATTAGATTTTATATTTGATAACCTTATTTTTGCGTTTCTTAATTTTGCACTTTTTTCTCTTCTTAAACGTTGAACTATATATTCAGGTTGATTAATTCTACTTGCTAAAATAGCATGACTTAAATAAGCATATACAGCTTCTTCTGCTAATTTAGGCACGCGCATATCTTGTTCATATCCAAGTCCATCGGATATGTATTCTAAAACTATAATTTTATCTTTTAAATCACTAGAAAAATTAAATGTTCCATTGCGTTCATTTATTGTAAACCAACCGTTTAATTGAGAAACCTCAGGTTGCATACCGTAACGTTGACCATACCCATAAAACCAATTACCATACCATCCATATAATCCATCAGCAATTAACCTTCCAGTTATATCATCTCTTATTTCTTGTAATATTTCAGTATTTCTATCATCCCATCTTTTTTCTGTAATAGATGTTCCTGTTAGGTTTTCTCCTAGATTGTCTTGTGTGGCAATACCTTCTGCATCTTGAATAGGTTTAGTATAAGGATTTTTTGTTAAAGTAGTAGGATAAATAATGTGAGTTATTCCAACGTCATCTACCCAGGAAACATTAACATAATTAACATAATCTTGAGGTATAGGTACACTTAAATGATAAGGAATAGTTAATTCTTGTGATTTAATACTTCTTAAAGTATCATAACTAAATTCTTGTAAAGCTCGTTTAGTGTGAAAAATAACATCAGTTCTTTTTACGCTAGGAATTAATTTACCTTCTCCTACGTAAGCTACTAAAAAGTTATTTACTAAATCTTCTACTTTAATGTAAGAATAACTATTATAATTTTCTTGAGTTACTTTACCATAAGCGTCTTTGTTTCCAAACTGCCCTCCAGTTTCAGTTAACAATTGAATAACTACATAAGTACCAGCTGCTTGAGCTGCTAACGTAAATATATTGTTTAATACAGTATAAGTAGTGGTATATTCAGTAAAGGTTCCAGGATTTCCAGTTAAACTTGTATATAATCTAAAATTATTTAAATTATAATCAGGGGACGCAGGATCATAACTACCAAATGTTATATCTGTATTAAAAGTAGCGGTAAATGCCGTTTGATCTGCTGTAGCAACAAACATTTGAGCTCCTGCATAATATTGCGAATTTGTTTCTTTAATTAATCCTACATCTGGTTTTGCCATCGCTTATTATATTTTTTCGTTTTGTTCGTTCATTGCAACTTGTTGAGTTGCATTTTCTACTATTAATGGATCTTCTATTATAATACCCGCATATTTTAATATCTGTAATATTACATTAGTCTGTTCTGATAAATGTAATTCAAAGTCCCTTGATCCAGTAGGCATAGTATTAGCATTGTATAAACTTGAATTATAAGTATATTGACCTAACGTACCTACATCAAAACCCCAAATAGGGGTTATAGGTTGACGTATATAATCTATTTGAACATCACCTTGTGTTGCTATAGTATTAGGTTTAATAAATAATTTATAGTTCTCGTATAAATAAACCGGAAAAATTTTTGAGGGTTTGGTAAGAGGAGATTTATCTACTTCATAAAATTCTTTTCTATCAATTCTTTGAATTTCAATTTCATTATTGTATAAAACTGTACCTAAGCGGTAGAAAGTTACTTCTTCTCCATAAGCATCTAATCCGGGTAAAGTCCAATAAGATAAACTTGAACTAGCTCCAGAAGGAGTGGTAGTAACATAATTTGCGTCACCATAAGTTTTAAATATAGCTATTTTTTCATCAAGATTTACTACTCTATCTGCATAATCAGTATCAGTTTGAGGAACTCTTAATTGTTGATTTAAATCTTCAAAATATTTTTCAAATATTTCTAACTGTACTTGTGCTCCTAGACTATTAAATTCAGTAGGAGTTATATATCCTCTCTGTTCTTTATTAAGTATAAGCAAAACAGTTTGATATACTGTATTTACGTTTATAGCCATTTATATTGTTTTATTAAAATAAAGGAGGCCCGAGAGCCTCCCTTATTAATATAGATTAAGAAAGTTTTTTCTCTATTGATTTGAAGACTGCTAAGCCTTCATCTGTCTTAAAAAATTGAGCCATTGCTGAATATGGGTGCTCATCAAAAGGCACAGTCATAAGTTTCTTTTGATTAGATGCCCACATAAAGGTTCTTTGGTCAGAACTTAATTTTATAATTCCAGCTTCTGTAGCTTTTATTGCAAAATTTCGTAATTGTACATTTTCATCATTTGCTAAATCTAAGAACAATTTTGCATTCTTTTTAGCAAATACTAATAGATCTCTTTTAATTTCTTTAGAACTCATCTCTGATACCTTAGATCCCATTTCTACTCTCAATATAGCTTCAGCTTGATCTATATCAATATTTCTAGCCATATTTAACGCATCTATTTCTAATTCTAAATCTATTAATTCATCTTGAGCTTGCACAACTTCATCTACCTCTCTATATCTTGCTCCTTTTAATGGATGATATAAAGATAATATTTTTTGTAATGCTTCTTTTTCTTTTTTTACTAATAAAGCACCGTCTCTAAAAACAATATGTCCTAAAGTAGCTTCTCCTTTTTGTTCATCTTTAAATGGAGAATTTTGATTAGTTGCATATCTAATTTCTCGTTGCTCTCTAGTTTTAGGATCATACCACAAAAGTGCGTGACGAGTAGTATGCCTAGATGGAATTTTATATGTTAAAGGTGTTTTATCACCTGTTAAAACGTAAGTTCTATCTTTTACCTCCCAATTATCTTTAAGAGTTATTTTTTCTTTTTTTGGTTGTTCAACCTGTATAGGTTCTTCTAAAACAACCTCTTCATTTTTTATTTTTTTTGCCATGATATAATATAATTAAATAGTTAAAGTAAAGAATGGGAGCATCCGAAGACGCCCCTATCTTTACTGATATTAAATCCCTTTTGGTTTCACAGGATTAAATACCTTTAAATAATACAAAGTTATTAGCAGCTTGAGTTACAAGACATCTTTCTGAAAGGAAGTTGACTTCCATTGCATCAAGATTAGAAGTGTAAGCACCTCCAGCTGATCCAGTTAACCAAGACTTCATACGTCTGTCTTCTGTTTGAGAAGCTCTATATCTAACGTGTAAGAATGGTCGTCTGATATTTGTACCTAAAATTTGATCGTAAACAGTAGATGTACCAGCTGGTATTAATACTCCTTCTATTGATTGAGTTCCAGCGATAGCACCTCTTGTAGACGCATCATTTAAATATTTCCAGTCAGTCTTATAGAAATCATAAGATCCTCTTCTGAAACCGCTAAATCCAAGATTTAAAGCCATTTCTTCTGAGTTTTCAAATAATCCATAAGCAGTACCACCAGAACTTCCTGCAGATATTAGAGATAACATGTTATCAAATTCTAACGCAGTTGATCTTTGTAAGAATAACATATTTTCTTCAATAGCTCCTTGAGTATCTAGGTTTTTAAGTATTTCATCAAAGTCATCTATACCAGATGCTCCAGCGAATCCAACTTCTACATTACCTCTTGATGAGATAGCTGCAAAAAGACCTTCAGTACCTTTAAAACCTGAAGCAGCAGCGTTATTTCCAGCAGCCGCAACAGCGATCTCACCTTCAACACATACCATTTCTAGGTAATCTTCAAATCTTAATCTTGTTTCAGATTCAGCTTTTAAATACCATAAATATCCAGTAGTTCCATCTTCCGTTGCAACTTCAACCCAACCAATTTGAGCCATATCAGAACCATTTATTGTATAAACGTTTCTGATAATGATTGGTGAATTGTTATATTGCTGGAAAGCAGGAGTAATAGTTATTTGTGGTTGTACAGTATTATTTAAAGCTAAAGCTCCAGCACCCGCATTAGATGTTGATGCACCTTTAATAAATTCTGAACCATAAACAAATATTTTTACTGAAGTACCTAGACCGCTTAGATCTGTACTTAAATAAGGAGCAACAGTTATAACACCAGTACCGGTATTAGAAGCTGTTACAACACATTTTGCTTCATTACCATTATCGTCTAAAACTACAATAGTTTGACCTGGAGATATTACATTTCTTGTAACACCAGGAGCTGTTGCAGCAGGTACAGTAACAGTAGATGGGTTAGCTTGATCGTTAACACAGTTGTCATATGCAATATGTAATCTATTTTGCTCTGACCAAACAACTTGATCTGAAGTCAGAGGCATTTCAGCTCCTACCATACGTAAAAAACCTGATAGAGTTCTGTTTCCATATCTCTCTACTTCTTGTTCATATATTTCTGGTAGATATTGCTGAGCAAAATCATTATTACCATCTGTAAAAGATAGGTAATTACTGGCTAATAGCTGCTGATTAGGAGCAGGAACTATTGAGCCAAATTGTGGAGTTAATACACCCATAATTGATAATTATTTATTTTTAATTAAACGTTTTCTTTTTTATTCTTAATTTTGAAGAATCAAGCCCACTAATTGCTTTTACTTTTAATCCACCTACAAATACTTCTCCTGAAGCTGTTTTTCTAGGTTCAGTACTAATGTTTTTAGATTTTGCTAATTGTTCTTTAATTGCATCGGTTTTACCTTGCTCATAAAAATGATTAGCAATAGTATCAACATTTTGTGCTGCATATAAAGCTTTATGATAACCTTGATGATTTTCTACTTCTCCGTTTTTATTCAGAAACTTCTGAATAAAATTAGATATATCACTTTGATTATCTGCAACGTTTGAAGGATCTTTTACTCCGTATCTAAATTTTTTATCTCCTAATTTAAAATCAAAACCTTTGAAATCTTCGTTAAAAAGCGTTTTAGTTTTAGATACAAATCTTTCATGTTTAGCTTCATTTAATGCTTGATCTTCAGTATAGCGATTGAAAAAGTCCATTGCTTTTTGTTGTTCTTGTGTTACACCGGGTCTCAACTTGATTTCGGCATAATATTTACTTTTAAGATCTTCTAAAAAGTTTTTGGCTTTAGCTATCTCTTCTTTGTAAGCGAGTTTTTTCTTTTTTATATCTCGCTCCTCATCCACCTCTTCATCATAGCTAAAAGAATCTTCAATAATAAAGCTTCTTTCTTCCATGTTTAAATGAGGCTTAGCTTGTTTGTAATATTCATGTAATAATGCTTCATCATTTACTTTACTATAATCCGCATTTAATCTAGCATAGTCTTCAACAGTTCCACCTGTTTCTTCCATGAATTTTACTAAATTTTCTATATTTTCAGGAAGTTTTTGTGTTTCTCCTTCCTGTTGTATTTCTTCTTGTTTTTGTGAGGCAGTGGTAGTTTCAGTGCTTCTATCCATTCCTGTCTCGTTAGTATTATCTTCTTCATCAGTAATTTCTTGTAAAGGTGAATCCGATTCTATTTTTTCTTCTTGAGTTTCAGAAACTTTGCTGGACTTGAGTACCGATTCGTCCACCTTAGTGCTATCTCCGGTTTGTTCGCCCACAGCCACTTCCTTTGTTTCTCCGACTTGAATGGCATCTTTTTCTTCTTTTTTAGGTTTACTTAAATCTACTTTAACTAAATCAGGAACTAATTTTTCATCACCTAATTGTTTAGGTTTAGTTACTTTTTTTATTTTAAAACTACCTTCTTCTTGAGGAGGTTTTTCTTTTGTAGATTCAACTGTTTCTTTAGCTTCTTCTACTTTTTCTAATACTTTTTCTTTTATTGTTTCTTCTACTTTTTTTGACATAATATAATAATATAAAATTAATTAATTTTTAAGATGGACTAAATTGTTCTAATCCAAAACCATCTAAGTTATCATTTCCTGCAGATTCAAAATCTTTAGGTAGTGAATCATTTTGACGTTGAGCTATTAGTTCACTTTGTTGTGTACCTTGTATTTTAACTCTTTTGTCTTTTCTATCTTCTATTTCAGCTTCCTTAGCTTTTTGAGCTTGCCCTTGTATTTGAGCTAATTGCATATCATAATTAAATTCTTCTGCCATTAACTGTTTTTTAAGCAGCGCTTCTTGTTCCATTTTCTTTATTTCAAATTGAGATTTAGCTTGTTCAATTTGTATTTCTGTTTCAGCCAAAGCTTGTTGTTTTTGTACTTCTGCTAATGCTGCTTTTTCGGCGGCTTCAGCATTAGCCTGTGCTTGAACTTCTATATTTTCTAATTGTTGTGCTCTAGCTATTTCTTGTTTTTTCTTTTGTCTAGCTTTTAAACTTTGATTAGCAAGTTTTATATTTTTTATTTCTCTTAAATCAATAGCATCTTCTAAACCTATATTTTGTTGCTGAAGAGACATTTGAATATTTTGTTCTAACAATGCTTTTTCTTCTTCTTCTGGTTCTAATTCTAAAAATATTCCAAAGTCATGCATACTTAATTTTTCAACTTCTATTAAAGTATTGGTATTAAAAGTATTTATACTTGTTAATAAACTTTGTTTAGTTAAAGGAAATTGTAGCATATCTGCTGCTCTTAAACTAATATTTTCGCATACTCTAACAGTTAAATACATTAAAGATTGTAACACGTGTTTTGTAGCTGTATTAGAGTTTGCAGCTGCTAATTTTTGTAAACCTACTAAAGAATCTTTTGTCGGAGCACTTCCATCTCTTGCTTCATTTAATCCAGTAACATCTCTTATCATTTGTAAATAATATTGATAAGTTTGTATCATAGATTGAATTTTTCCCATTCCATTAGAAGTTTGTAATTCTTGTACTGGAATTTTACCTCTATTTAATTCTCCATCTTGAGTTAGTGATCTACCAACTATACTACCAGTTTGAAAATACATATTTAATGCTTCTGCTGGATTATAATTAGTTCCATTGCCTAAATCAACTTCCGCTAATCCATCTACATCTAAATAAACCCCATCTGGTACCATTTTAGATAATACTTGTTGTAATTTTAAATGAGTTAATTGAATCATATCAGCAAAACCTATACTTTTACTTACTAAAGATTCTATTCTTCCTTGATACATTCTAGGAGCACTTATAACATAATTCATGTTAACTTTAGTAGTGTCACTATATGGTCTAGTCATATTTTCACTTAATTCCCATTTAAGTAAATTACCTCCTAAACCTAATACTTTTGCTCCGCAATATAATACTTCTATTGCTCTTGAAACTCTTTCAAAATTATCATTTGGTGGCGGATTAAATGTATCTGGTTTTTCTAATATTTTTTCTAATCCTTGTTCAGTTTGTTTTATTTTAAAAACTTGATCTTGATATGTTTTATATTCAAAATATAAAACTTGAACTTGATCTTGTGTTTCTTGTCCCCACCAAGTATTTTCTACATAAGAATTTCTTCCAGGATATTTTTGTATTTCTTCTAAATCACTATCAGTTAAATTAGGAAATTGTCTTTTAAGTTCTGATAATGACATATTTTTAACTTCTCCTACGTAGTATATATCTTCAAAATTAGGATCATCTGTATAAGAATAAACTATATTAGCAGGATTAACATAATCAACGGTAATTCCTTCTGATAAATTAAAATCAGTTTTTACACACCCAATACCTAAAACCGTTAAATCATAAGCTAGACGCTTTTTAACTTCGTTATATTTATTATATGATAAAATATTATCTAATAATTCTTCCTCTGCAATTTCAATACTTTGTTTATAAGTTAATTGCATGTATAAATCTAATTCATTAGGATCTTCTGGTAAATTCTCAGGATCGGAAGAAGAATAAAAATTTTGACCAGTTAAAGATGTTAATTGATCTATTTCGGCTTTATTTTGAATATCTCTTAACGCATTTTCAGCATAAACTGTTCTTTCTTTATTAGCAAAAGGATCTTGTGCGTAAGATTTTATTTCATATCCTTTATCTGTCATACCGTTTACAACAATATCAACAAATTTAGATAAAATAGGTACTGGTTTCCAATCTAAGTTAAGATAAGATAAATCACCATTAATAGCTAATTCATTTTTATATTTTTGAACTGGTTGTTCTCCTCTTGCATATAATCTTAATCTATTAAAATTTTGAAAATTACTGATAAAACGGTTTTGACCGCTGGAGTTTCTAAACCACTCATGCTCAATTGCTTGCGCTACTTGTAGTCCATACTCTCTAGATTTTTTCTCTTCTTCAGGTACCACCTGATCAGGAAAAGCACTATTGTAGTTGATTTTAATCATCTAATTTAGAATTTTTGAATTTACTCCTTTATTATCATATTTTTTAAAACCTAAAGGCACCGATGTCAGTTTGCGTTCTGCTGTTGGCCTATATCTATTTTTATTACATGCCATAATTGCTAAGCCTGAACTTATTGAGGCATCATGAAGTGTTCTGTTGTTTATATTAAATCTTGCCCAATCTTCTAAAGTGCGTTGAAAATATAAATCTCCATAATTTTCACCATTATATCCTATAAAATTTTCTATATAATCTTCTATAGCAGCTGCATGAGCTTGTTTGATATCTTCACTAGAGTTAGGTATACCACCTATTTCTCTTTCTGTTACTGATAATTTATTATAAATTTTATCTGGTCTATTCATAGAATATCCTCTATAACCTCTTCGTTTTAAATAATATAATAATCTAGGTTTGTTATTTTCTGCAAGAAGTGGCATTCCATAAAATACTAATGCCATTAAAACATCTTCAAAAAAGATTTCAGCAGTTTGAGGTCTTGCTATATATTCTAAAAAAAAGCTATTAGGAGGAACATCCTCCATTGTAAATTTAGTTAAACCATGCAAAGAACCTTTTGAACCTCTACCATCTACAGTTCCTGAAATATCATACGGATCACAACCAAAAGCACCACAATCAGTATTGGCAGGATATCGTATTCCATTTTTTATATTATACCTATTTTGTAAATTATTAGGAGGAATCCACGAAATAAAAAATCTTCCATTATTATTAGGTATAAAAATAACTCTAGTATCTTTAATCCCATTTTCCCATTGAAAATTACCTTGACTTATAATGTTTGTATTACGTAAATCTTCATTATAATCTATTTGTTCATATATTTTTGTAAGATTAAAAAGAGATTGTTTTGCTTCATCTCTAAAAGCGTGTTTTTCAGTTCGTGGGAATTGTCTATAAAATTCATTTAAACTGTCTTGATCTTCTTTTAAACCTTCAACTTCGTTTTCCCAGTGAGAGATAACCCCGATATTAATTTGTGATCCGTCAATCCCTTTAACGGCTTTTTTTGGAGTTTCGAATACAGGTATGCCATAAGTATTGATGTATCCTTCGTAGTTCCATTCCATAGGTATGAACAAACTATATAATCCTGTATTAGTCTGTCCATTGCGGTTTCTTTTTGTAACATCTGAAGCGTCATATAATTTTTTAAAGTTATCACCACCTTTGTCTAATGCATTTGATGTAGATCCCATCATACATTTTCCAACTATTCTACTCCCTAATCTTAACGTCGTTTTCGTGACTCTCCAGTTGTTGAGGATATTATCCGGCCTCTCCCATTTCCCTGACTCGTCGTGCGCAAGGAGTTGTAACTTCTCCCCATCGTAGGAGTTGTCGCCGGTATTCTTCCAATCGATGGTTGTATCCAACCCCTGGAGGTCTTCGATCTTACTATTCTGGTCCAATTTTTTTCTGGTAAGCTTCGAGGCAGGGACTCTATACGCGAGTTCCGTCTTGGGGCGGTCCATACCGTCCTGGATTGGTTTGAAAAAGAAGGGATAGTTAACTGATATTGGTACCACTTTGTCAGTAAACATCTTTTTCGCATCAGCTCCAGTTTTAGATAATATTCCATATCGTGAATCTGAGGATATAGTGGCCTGGTGTACCAGTTCTGAGGATGCCATGAAAGAAAATCCCGATCGACGGTTCTTAAGGTAGCACATTCCATAACACCTAGTATCGGATTTACACGCTTCCCAAAAAATAAAGAAAAGTCTGTTGGACTCTCGAAACTCTGGTTTCCCAACATCAATCTTGGTCCACTGCAAGTACATATAATGAGAACCAGTAATATAAGTGGGAATGCCTTTGTTATAAAACCAAAAGCCTTCTTCACGTCTTTTAAATTCTTCATCAATATAATCATACCATTTATCTTTAAAATCAAGAGAAGTATTATTCCAATCAAAAACAGTTTTAAGTCTATCTAAAACTTTAGGATAATCAAATACTTCCCAATATTGTTCTTCTTTTTTATTTCCTTTTTTATATACTTTTTCTTCTAGCGGTAAAGCAATTTTGAGACCTTGGATTTCATATATTTCCCCAATTTGGCCAGTTTTGCTGATAACCACGATATCATTTTCTTGATCGTACCCATATTTCCATTTTTTATATCTATTATTTCTTTTTATTATTTTTGGTTTAATATGATCAGATAAAATTTTATATAGAGTTTGTGTATATGTCATTTTGATCTACCTTCAGCAAAACCTTTAAAGTTATTACCTCGATTTTCTTTTTTAATTTCTTTTAACATATTCTCTTCTTCTTCTATACGACTTAATATTTCAAACGCATCAAATACTGCTAATTTTTTAGTAGCAGCGGCGTTTTTTAATCTATCAGCCGAAACATCATCTTCTGAATCTACAATTTTTTCTTTTGCTACTTTAATTAATTCTTCAACTGCTTTTTGCCCAGCTTGGATTATACTCTTCTTGGTTTGTTTTGTGTTCATATTTAATTACAATATCATTTGATTCCATACAATATAAAAGTTCATTATCAATAATAAATTCAAATTCTCTAAGTGGTTTAAACCCTATTATATCTCCTGGATTTATTTTAAGCACTTCTAATGAACTATTACCATATTTTAATATCCCTTTATTCTTTATTATTTTTTCATCTTCTAATAAAGGTTTTACAAAACAATAGTTTTCGTTAGGTATCCACTTATTTTTTTGATAATACATGTATACTTGAGAGGGAACTGCAAAATATAAATCATCTTTAAAATATTTAGTACTATTCACTGATTTACCTTTCATGTTATAGTATCTTCTAAATAAATTATGATGTACTATAACTTTATCTCCTTTTTTAATTTTAGTATTATATATAAGCGGAACACTAACTACTTCTGCTTCTCTATTTACAAATTTGTGACTAGATATAGTAGAATTAACAATTAATTCACAACCATCAATATTAATTTTGTTTTTATATCTTTCCCCAATAGGTTTAATAATAAATTGATATAAACTTTTCATTAATATTCTAAATCATATTCTACAGATATAGCCATTTGAGAATTAAACTTCTTCCAAGGCAATACCTCATCTCCTTTTTTTATAAATATATTATAAGATTGTTCTTCTTCATCATTTAAAATATGAGAAATCGTATGACCACCGTATACTTGCTGTCCAACAGCATAGTGCATAGCGTCATTTTTATAATCAGATCCAATACTGATTTTTCTTATAACATTACTCACTATTTTTTGTATCTTCTGGTTTTGGAGTATCTATCATAGTATAACTACCATCTTCAAGATTGATATTTATACCACCATATTCTTCTTCAAGTTTTTGTTTAAATGCTTCAGCGTCTTGTACTATACCAGCATATTTATGTAAAAGTCCATGTTTTTGGCTTTCTACAAAACCTATTTCTTTAAGATATTTAGTTATATCTTCTTGTTGTTGTTGGATAGTTTTTAATTGTTCTTCTGTAATTTTACCTGCAACTTTATTTTTTTCATCACAAGACGAACATCCTTCTTTTTTTGTTTCTTCTTTTTTCATTTGAGTTAATTTAATTTAATTATTAATTTATTTAATATAGTGCTACCATTTCTGTAGCAGTTGTAGCTGAATCGTTAGTATAAACTTTTCTAACTAACATATCTAAAGTACTTCCTGCTGGAATACTTTGTATTGTTACTGTTTGATTTGGTGGTGCTGCGGCAAATTCTAATTTAATATCACCAGTTCCACCTACATATAAACCAAACCCACTATAACCAGGTTCAGCATCATAAACAGCGTTAGTACCAGCATCAGCTCCACTTGTTGGAGCTTGTAAATCAGTAACAGCTAATGCTATTTCTAATGTACCCGTAATATTAGTTTGTCCAAAAGCTGTATTTAGATCTGATGCAGTAAAAATAATTGTTTGTGTAGCAGCAGCCATATTTGGACCAGCTCCAGGATTAGTAGGTGCACCAGGTGCACTTCCTTGATTTAATCCATCTGGTCTTGTTTGCATTACTCTTACATTTGTTATAGCACCAGCACCATCAGTTTCGATAGTATAATATGCTCCCCATTGTTTATTTTGAGTATTACTTGCTGAACCTAAAAAAGTACCTCCAGAAGCAAAAGCTGTAACAGTTTGAGCACTTGCAGCTATATTTGCTGTAGTATCTGTAAATTGTCCTACAGGTATACCAGCTGCGCTAGCTCCAGGAGCTCTTAATGTAGCAACTGTTTCAATAGATACAGCATGGGTAGCAGCATCAGTTAAATTTTTTTGATATATTCCCATTTTTTTATTTATTTATGTTTATTGTTTCCGAATACTTTTTCAACTCCACGAGAACCGAAATAACCTCCGATAACAATGGATAGAAGTCCAGTAATAGATTCTAAAGGATAGTGTAAATACCATCCTATAACGTAACTAATTGTTAAAAATATTAATGTTAATGGACGAACATTAGCAGCAAGCCACGCTCCGGAACGAGCATCTGCAACCCATCGCCTTGTTGTTCCATCAATTTCAGCTCTTTCGATTGTTAGTTTTTGTAAAGCAATTTCTTTATCTGCTTCAGATAAATCTTTATTACCTGTTATTAATTCTGAAATAACGTTACCTGGTAATATTGCATCACCAACAATACCTAAGATACTAGGTGCTTTTTGAATAAGAAATTTTCCTACACCAGTATCTTTAAAGGCCTTTTTTTTACTCATTATCCACCAATATTTCTATTTTTCTTTTTTTCCATAGCTTTCTTTTCTGCGGTAGTGTGTTTTATTCCCGTTAGTGCTTTACCTACAGTGGTATGAGCTGGTTTACGTCTCTGAGATAGTATATCACCTCCAGTGCCTAAACCTCCTCTAATTTCCCAAGTAAGATTATCTGCAATTGCTTGTTTAGCTTTACCCCATAGACTATGATTATTATGTAATGGACTATTTGATCCTTTACTTACTATTGAATGCTTGCTCATCCAAGAACCACTTGCGTGATCTGGTATTGGATTAATCCCAAGTAAGTTTTTTCTTTCTTGAGCAGCAGATTCGTGTTTTTTACCTTTTCCCATTTTATTTATTTTATGAATGATTATGTGCTTTTTGTTCCCAAGGTAAAGATTTACTTCCTTCTTTCATATTAGCACGAGAATGAATTTTCCATTTATCATTTACTGATTTACGGCTATATACGTTTTCATCATCGTAATATAATAATCCAGATTGAATATCATTAATATGAATTTGTTCATGATTAATAACTTCTTGTCTTTGCTTAGGATCTTTTATGTTTTTATTTATTAATATATTTCCATTTTTATCAGCTTTACCTAATACACCATCTTCCATATCAATCTCATGAACTGGAGCAGTTGCTACGTAAGGAGGGTTATTAAGTTTAAAAGCCATTATTTTCGTGTTGAATATGGAAACATTTTATTTAGTGCATCTTTTCTTTGTTGACATCCACAAGGAATATTAAGACCTTCGGAGACAGAATCTACGATGGTCTTAATACCTGTTTTAGTGGTAAACTTTTCAATAGAATCGCCTAATCCTCGTGATTTCATCAACTAATTATTATGCCCAAGTAGCACCACTAAAATACATTTGTACTGGAGTAGCTGCTTGATCTTTCGGTAAACTTACACTAGATTTAACTCCACCTGGGTTAGCTGTCATTGCTTTTACAACTGCGTCATAAATTGGATTTGCGCTACCATCGTTAAGTGTTGGATTGGTAGTTGCAACCATATCAGCATGTACTGCAAAAGTAACTGTTTTAGGGTTAGTAGCATCAGGTGTTCCTATAGCTGCTTGTTTAAAGCTTACAACTAATGTTTTAGCGTTTTGTCCATTAGCGCCAGTTGCTGCAATCTTTACAATGTCTTCCACATTAAGTAAGACATCATAGCTTGGGCCGAACGGTTGACCCGCGTTTATATTTACACAATGAAAATTTATAAATTTTGCCATTTTTGTTTTTGTTTTTGTTATTGTTATTGGTTTTGTTTTGGTTAGATTTATACAGTTCTATTCTGTTTTTATGTTTTAATTACTAAAGGTTTTCTAAATGAACCTCCAGCTTCTTTATATGCTATAACGTTTTCTCTCATAGCAGCAACTGATTTTCTCCAATCTCTATGAGCAGTATAAGCCTTTTTCATATCGTTAAACTCCTTTTCACTTAATGTATTATTGCTAAGTTCTTGACCTGGTATTTTAACCTTCATAAATTCTTTATTTTTTATATCTTTGTAAGTTAAATTACCAAAATCTTCCCCTGTAATTTTCTTACCTTGATCCATAATAAAACCACTCCATTCTTTATTTCTTACATCAGTAGGATCAAACATATTAGTACCGGCAACAGCATCTTTGTAAGTTTGTTCAAAAGGTTTGTACGCATGATCTCCCATACCTCCTGTATCTTTAATATTTATAGGTCTATCTCCATCTTCATTCCAGCCAAATCTTGAATCTAAACCAGCTCTTGGATCTTCTTTTGGTTCTTTTTCTTTTTCGTAATCAGGACCTACAAGCTTAGTAATATGAGCTTGATTTTCTTTTCCGGGTTGATGAGGATGTTCTTTTGATGTTTGATGATATAATGGTGAATCCGTATATAATAAAGCTCCATCATGGGTTTGACCTTGATAGGTTCCTAATCCTTTTTTGTAAAATGGAGTTTTACTCATTTTAATCTCTAATTTTATATTTTGTTCCGTCTGGATTAGTTCCTACTTGTTTTTTCTTAAGATCTTTTCTCCAATCACCGTTTTCGTGTAAAGGCGAATGATGTTTTTTATCATATTTCATATCTCCGGCTAATTTAGATATATGTTTTTCATCAGCCGTCATATCTATATCACTATGTCCATGTTTGTCATCCCAAAGAATATCTCTTTTCAGATAGTCTATATGCGCTGCATCATCTCTTTCGGCGGCATGAACGTTATGTTTTGTTACCGGTGTACGAGAATGTCTAGCATTACCAGAATATTCTCCAAAATGTCCTTTTTCCATAGTTATTTCTTTATTATTATTTATTACTTCTTTTCTTTAAGTTTTACCCATTTAGATACTGTATATCCAATAGTTACGAGCAAAAGTATAATTTTAAGCCATACTTCTATATCCGTCATAGAAATAGCTAATGCTAACGCATTTATCAATAGTAACTTTACGTCTGGCATTATTATTAAAATTTACCTTGGGCAATTGCTGTAATTGGGTATTTTACTTGCATATCAACTTTAGAATTAGGATATTTAGATACTTGCATACCTTTAATCCCAGAACTAGATCCTACTTGATGAATCCTTCCAACTTGATTTAATGGACCATCCCATATATGAGATTCTCCTACAATACCTATTTTTTTATTTCTACTTGCTTTATTATATGCTTTATCGTCGTGCATGATTATTTTTGTTTAAATGTTATAATGCATTTTCTAGTATAATTATAAATAAAAATATAACTATACCCGCTAATAAATAGCCTGTCATTAGTCTTTTTTTAATTGTGGATACTTTCGGTAAACACAAGCTTTTATTTTATCAGGATTTTTAGCATTGTGAGCTAATTTAATAGCTGATTTTGCTCTTTTTAATGTATTTACAGGATATGTACCTTTAGGTCCACAAAAATCTGATTTAGCTACATTAGGATATTTACCAGCATTTGACATTCCTGGTTCTTCCCTTATTTCTGATAATGTTTTTAAAAACGGTGAATTACTTTTCATAATTTTATTTTTTTTAAAATCTATCCATACCTCCAAAAAAACTATTTGAAGAGGAACTTGTATTTTGGTTTTTATTTTTCTTTTTAAAACGATCTTTAATAAAATCTATTGCACCATAATTTTTATCATTTCTCATTTTTTGATAATCTTCTACTCTTTGTTTTTTATTTACATTTCTATCTGCTATTCTTTCAGCTCTAGCCGATTGACGCATTTTTGTTCTTTCTAATTTACCTTCTAATCTAGCTTTTTGTGCTGGATTTGCATCTCCTACTTTCTCAATTCTATTTTCTAATCTAGTAGTTTTAGGAACTGTCCAATCATCATATGTTTGTGCAGATGTAGATTCAAGATTTGAAGCAGGATGAACATCACTACCACTTGCATCATCTCTTGCAGGAAAAGAATCAGCTATACTAGTAGGTTGTGGTTGTGAGATTATAGTTTCACCATCTGTTTCAGGTTTAGTATAAGTTCTGGCTGTTGGACTCCATTCTTTTTTAAGAGGAGTTCCTTTTTTAGCTAAAGCACTAACAACACCAGCACCTACACCTTGTACCACTTCATCAATAGCTTTACCTATTTTGTTATCATGTTTTTTAATTACGGTTTTGGGTTGAGTATAAGTACTTTTTAAAGGACTTTTCATTGCAAAAGCACTTCCTTTATTTAAACCACCCATTAAAGTATTATAATCTCTATCAGCTAAAGTACCTGTTTCAACTGGAGGAGCAGCAATACTACTTCCTACTCCTGTAGGCCCTTGTGTTAAAGCAGATAGTCCACTCGCTTGAGCAACTTGTTCTTTTTGTATATCTATAGGATTAACTTCAGTGTTTTCAACACTTGATAATGCTTCTTGTTGCATAGCTGTTGCATTATCAATGGCATCATTTCCACTTTGTTGTTGTAATGCTAATTTACCAATAGCACCATGAATTCCTCCTTGTTGAGAGAAATTCTGAAGATTGTTTAAAGAATTGGGATCATTTTGGTTAGAATTTCTTTTTCTTTTTCTTCTTCCAAAAAGTCCAGATGCAAAACCTGCAATTCCTCCTCGTTTTTTATGATTTAATGGACTGTTACTCATTTTATCTATTTTTATCTTTATTTACATTTTTTATAGCGGTTATTAAAACTTTATCTGTATAAGTTTTACCATGCATTATTGAATTTCTTCTTTTACTTGTTGGTACATCTTCTTCACCTAGCATAATTCGGTACATTCGTGCTATTAGTTGTCTACACTTGAAAGAAACTTTATAGATATTATACTTTTGGGTTGTTCTGTTTCGATTTCTCCAAACTACAATCCAGTTGTTTTTTATCATTTTGTTCCAGCGTCTATTATCCCAACTATACGCATAAGTACCGATTTTAAAATCTTGCTTAGTAAAAAGATCCATACAATCGAAATATATTAATAGTTCTAAATCCGCATCGTTTAAGTTATTGTTTCTACATGCCCATTTTCTAATAAGCCTATAATGTTTTAATAGATTTAAATCCTTTATATCACTTGAATTTAATTTCCTCATAAAACCACAACAACATCTTGTAATTTAATAACAGTAAATTTATCTTTGTTGAATTCAATTCCATGACCAGCATGACGATCATAATAAATTAAATCACCTTTATTTAAACCTTTTATATCCTCACTAACAGAAACTACTTCAGCTTTTCTATATCTAATATCTTCCCTATCTTTTTCTATTATAAGTAATCCACCTTTAGTTTTATCGGTTTTTATTTTTTCAGGTTTAATTATAATATTATTTCCTATTGCTTTCATCAATTCTTAAATTATTGATTACACAATCAGTTGATAATATTGTAGTTGCTACAGATACAGCATTTATTAAAGCACTTTTAGTTACAAGAAGTGGATCAATAATACCTTCTTTAATCATATCAACAACTTCACCCGTTATTACATTTAATCCTTTACCTTTTACTTTACCTAATAATTCCGGTAAAGAATCTTGAGGACATAGTATTCCAGCATTATCTAAAATTACTCTAAATGGAGATTCTATAGCTTTTAATAAAACTTTTTCTCCATCATTATCTGTTTTAATATTTTGTCCGGCATTAAGAAGAGCTATACCACCACCGGGTACAATACCTTCTTTTATAGCGGCTTTTGTCGCACAAATAGCATCTTCTATTCTATCGGATTTTTCTTTTAATTCTATATCAGAATTTGCACCTACTTTTACTATTGCTATTTTAGCGGATAATCTTGCTAATCTTTTCTCTAGTCTTATTAAATGAGCTGGATTAGGTTTATTAGCTAATTCTTCTTTAACTGTTTTTATAACATCTAAAACAGCTTGATTTGGTTCACCTACTTGTAATATAGTATCTTTTTCATCAGTTATAGACTTTAAACAACTTCCTAAAAATTCAGGTTGTATTAAATCCATATCATCACCAAGATCTTCATTGATGACAGTAGCGCCAGTAAGCATTGCTAAATCATCTAATGTTTCTCTTTTATTTACACCGAATGTAGGTGCATTTACAATATTTATTTTTATATTACCTTTAGTTTTATTCATAGCAAGTGTTGCCATTACAGGTGCTTCTACATCTGCTATAATAAGTAAAGGTATATTCTTTTTTATAACATGCTCCAATACAGACTGAATTTGTCTTATATTTTCTACTGGAGATTCTATAAGTAATACTGCGGGGTTTTCTAGTTCTGCAGTCTTTTTTGCTTTGTTAGTAATAAAATGCGGATTTGTCAATCCTTTTTCATATTGTACACCATCAACTAATTCAATTTCAGTTTCAGGTAAGGATGAATGTTCCATCATTACTACACCTGTTTCACCAACAGATCTAAATGCATCCCCGATAATTTTTCCAAGGGTTGGTTCATTATTTGTAGATATAGTAGCTATTTGATCAATCATCTCACCTTTTACAGGAATAGATATTTTTTCTAAATATTTAACTACTTTTTTTACAGCCTTATTAATATTTTCTTTTAATTCTCTAGAATTTATATCAATACCTTTAGCTTGTTCAAGTATAGCATGAGCTAATACTGTTGCTGTTGTTGTACCATCACCTGCTTCTGAAACTGTTTTTCTAGCAGCTTCTTTTAAAAGTGTGGCACCCATATTTTCTACAGGATCTAATAAAACTATTGAATTTGCTACAGTAACCCCGTCTTTAGTAATAATTGGGTTACCCTTATCATCTTCAAGTAAAACACACTTACCGCTAGCCCCTAAAGTGGAGCTAACAGCTTGCGTGAGTTTATCGATTCCTTTAAATACTTGATTCTGAGCATCTTGCCCAAAATTAAGATTCTTGACTATTAAGTCTGGCATATTAAATTAAATTTGATTTGATTTATTGAATTTATTTAAAGGTCTTAACGACTTTTGGACCGTTTAAGAACTCTACTTTTTTCTCGTAATGCTTCACTGAAGCCATTACAGCTTCTTCAGCACCTTCGAGTGTTTCTCTACGGGTTACATCCATCCACTGTTCAGTTTCAAGATCTTGGTATTCAGTTTGATAAAAACCATTAGGTAATTGGGTTATTCGCCAATTCTTCTTCTCTGCAATTTGCTTCCAAAGGTTTTGGGTTTTTTCTGAAATTTGTGGTTGACTATTCCACGAATGAGTCTGGTAATAAAGTGTCATAAGGTTTTGGTTTTAATTGTTTGACATTTGGTTATAAATATATAGTTACTTGTTTTTCTTTGTTTTTAAGTGAATTTTTAATTACAAACTACTTCGTTATATAATTCTGATACTTGAGTACTAGTTAAAGCACTATTAAATACTCTAAATTGGTCAATTTTACCATTAAAAGGATATTCAAATGTTCCACCATTAGCACCTATAGATAAATTTTGAGTTGTAGGGGTTGGTCTTGTGGTTGATTCTGTAGTAGAATTAGAATCTAAAACATTATTTATGTAAATATTCATATTACCCCCAGCAACAATAGTAAAAACAAGATGATACCAAGTGTCTTTAGATAAAGCTGTATTGCTTACAAAATAACTACCTCCAACATTAAAATAAAGCATACCATTATTAGAGCCATAAGAAACTCCATACATAGAAATATTTATAGGAGATCCTGCATCAGAACTTGTTCTTTGACTAACAATCATTTGATAATCACTATCATTTCCCTCGTTTCTCATCCAAAAAGAAACACTATAATCTCCTGCATTAAACCAAGTTTGATTACCTAATACTATTCTACTTGTACTCCCGTTGAAATCAACGGCATTATTAAATTGACCAGTACCATACGTAATATCAGTTCCAGCTCCTGTTGGACTTCCGCAAGTATTTATTAGATTATCATTAAATTGATATAATGCTGTACTTGTTATAGGATAGTTACATATACAAGTAGTAGGTTGATCAGATATATATTCATCTGCTATTTGAAGCCACGTGCTACCATCATAGTATTCTACATAACCTAATTGTTCATTGTATCTAAATTCACCCGCGTTTAAACTAGTTGTGGGTCTATAATAAGTGGTTAAATTTTCATTATATAATTCTGCTATTTGATCACCATTTAAAGCTTGATTATAAAATCTAACTTGAGCTATTTTACCATCATAAACAGTTGAACCATCTCTCCATGCTGCTATATGTGTTATTCCTGCTGTTAAAGTATTAGTTACAGAAGGACAAACGCTATTAGAAGTACCAGATCCACCTGTATTACCACAGGTGTTAACTAACACTCCATTTAAATATAATAATTGAGACGAACCTTCATAAACCCAAGCTATGTGATACCAAGTACTAGTGCTTAAGGCACTTCCTGTTTCAATTTCTGATGTGGTTGTTGCACCATATCTTCCTTGAAACCTAACTTTACCGGATGATTGTAAACTTAATACTTCATAGTTTTCATTAGCCCCTGCATCTCCAATATATATAAGCGTACAAAAACCACCTGGAATAGTATCTATATTAATCCATAAAGATCTTGTTCTATCTGCACTAGCTCCTAATCCTACGCCATATGATAAATAATTACTCCCATCAAAATCCGCAGATTGATATGAACCACCCCAAGGAGAATTAGCCGTAAAAGTTACACTATTATTGTTGGTTAAATTTAACGACCCACAACTGTCATCAGCATTACCATCCATAGTATATAAAGCTACATTAGCATTGGAACCAGGAAAAGTGCATAGAGCTGTATAACCTTTTGGTATTACCGTACCAGATGTATTAGCACTAGATGTGCTATCATTTGGAAAATCTAAAAGCTCTGGTGTTGTTATCTTTGTTATTGACATGTTTTAATTATTAAGGACAATAAGTTTCATTGTATAGTTGAGTTACTTGCGCGGCTGTTAAATCTGTAGTAAATATTCGAACTTGATCAATATCTCCATTAAATTCATAAGTAAATGATGTAGGATGTGTGCCTATATATGAAGCTCCTTGGGATGTTAAATCAGTTGTTAAAGCTTGGGATGTATTAGTATCTAAAGAAGATCCATTGTAAAATAATTCCCATTTACTATTATAAGTTCTACTTAAAACTATGTGTTGCCACACGCCAACTGCTACAGAGCCAGTTTGAAAAACAGCTCCTGATCCTGTACCCGCGCAACTTGAAGGAACACAAATCCAAGGTTCTAAGACAGCATAATTAAGATAAAAATTAAATCCACTATGTGTAGCGGCTCCATATCCATCTGTACCAATTATACTTTGCCATTGATTACTAACTGTATTAGGTCTAATCCAAAAAGATAAAGCAAAACTTCCCGAAAAATCAAAGTTATACGGTATTTGTACATAACCACTTCCATTAAAAAAACCAGCTTGACCATATTTACCAGAACTCGTATATGTTATACTATTCGGTATTCCATTTGCCAAACCACATGTATCATTGCAATTATTGGTAAATTGATATAATGCAGCTGCAGTAGTAGGATAATTACACATAGAAGTTGTACAATTAGTAAAATCTTTCCAACCACCTGAATTAAAATGTTCCATTTGACCTAAAGTACTGTTATACCTTAACATACCTATATCTGCGCCAGGTTCTGGATCACCGGTAAATGTTATCTCACCACTACCTTCTTTAAATACTAAAGTATCAGTTGAACCGCTTGTAAAATGAGTTTGTATATTACTTTCTTTTTGCCAAAGATCATAAATATTTTGATCAGTAAGAGTTACATCATAAAAACGCATTAAATTTATAGAACCATATGTTTCTCCACTATTACTTGCTGCTGGTCCCCAACTTCCTAAAGCTATAGCCTGCGCGGCTGCTCCTGTTAAAATGTCAGATCCAGTTACATTTAAAGTATCAACTAATATACCATTTACATATATTTTTACATCACTACCGTTTTGAGTAACAGCTACGTGAGTCCATTTTCCCCAATAACTATTCCAATCTACGCTTGTAGTAACGCTAGTTCCGGTTGATACACCATCTGCAGAATTAATAAAAACTTTTAACACGTCTCCTGGGTAAGTTATTTGCATTGTTATAGATATTGAGGTGTCGGAACCACCACTATTACCATCTCCTAAAAACACTTGTCGCGCACCTTGATCTAATAAATTAACCCATAAAGAAGCAGTAAAATTAAAACCACTTCTAGTATAGTTAGTACTTATTAAACCTCCACCCGCTCCGCTAAAATATAAAGCTTGATCAGTAAATTTACCAGTAGCATAACTTATAGCACTTGTTATTGACCCATTATAAGTTGTAGGATCAGCAATTAAATCTCCATTAAAATCCCATAAAGCTTTTGTAGTAACACCTGAAGGAAAACTTAAACTATCAATTGTTGGAGCTGTTGAACTAAGCGGTGGTAAACTTCCAGGTTTAGAATTATTATAAATATCTTGAACATCTGTTGAAGATAAAATACTTTTATAAATTCTAAATTGTTCTAATTTTCCATCAAATCCATATGTAGAACCATTATAAGAGCCAAAAGCATTTGTAGAACTCATAGTTCTAGCTCCAGCGTTTGTATCCAAAATATAAGAAGGTAAAGCTATACCATCAACATAATGTGTAACAGTTCTTGTAGAACCTACATAAGTAGTAACTATATTATACCAAGTATTAATTACAGCTGTAAAAGGAGCGGCTGCAGTATAACTTGAATGATAATAACCTGTATTATTAAAATAACGCTCTAATGCTAAAGATACACCACCGCTAGCACCATAATTATATAAAGCAAATGAACTATATGTTGTTCCATTACCATTACCACTTATAGCTCCATTAAATGTCCCTACAGATCCTGTTATAGTATCAAAATTAACCCATATTGATATAGTAAAATCATCATTTTCATTACTTGCAGCTTGACCAATTGGGGAAGTAACATCTATCCTACTAGTAGTTCCATTAAAAACAGCCGCTTGATTAAATTTACCATTAGTATAGGTTATATCTGTTGCTGTTCCATCATAATTCCCACCAACATCTTTAACATCTAAATTCAAAGGCCAATAAGCTACACCGTATTTATCCGCAGGCCAGTTAACTGTATAAGTATCTTCACTATTTAAACTATAACCAGTTACTATTGTATTATCGTATTTTAAAATAGCTACACCAGAACCACCTTCTGCTCCAGCTCCCCAAGAACCACTATAACCTGCACCTCCAGCACCACCTCCAGTATTTCTTAAACCTTCTTGGGCATTTATTCTAGACGCATCACCGCCATGACCACCGCCTCCATTAGCATATGCTGGATAAGTAGGCCCACCATATGGAGTTCCTGCAGCACTAGACGATTGAGCACCACCACCACCTCCACCAGCAAACCATACATCTGATCCTGATACATCTCCAATTTGTGCTAAATTAGCATTAGCACTACTAATAAAACTATTCATATTTCTTCCACTACCTCCAGTACCACCTAACGATGATGTTCCAGTACCACCTACTCCATCAGCAGCTCCCAAAGCTGTAGTGCTTGCTCCACCACCACCACCAGCTCCATATGCCGGAGCAACATTTCCAGCATTAACCCCTCCATCCATACCTTGGCCTGATGTACCTGATCCAACGCCAAATACAGCGGTTCCGCTTCCTGCTCCACCTCCTGATCCTCCATCAATTCCGTAATTAGTAACACCATGACTACCGCCTGATCCACCTCCTAAAGCTCTAATTCCATTGAAACCTGAATCATTACCATTTCGTGCATATAATGGATCTGGATAAGATCCTGGACCTGCAGGACCACCTTTACCTACAGTTATAACAGTTGGTGTTCCTTTATAAACAGTAGTTGTACCAGTTAATAAACCACCTGCACCAGCACCACCCGATAATGTTCCATTTCCACCACCTCCTCCAACTATTAAATAGTCAATAGATGAAGAAATAGCTGGTTGCTCAGATGTATCACCAACACATCCTTTTAAAGCATTAGTAGAACCTGATTGATTTAAATCGGCAAGATCGTTAATTACCTTTGTTAAAGCCATATTTTATTATTTAAGATGCAAAACACATGAAAATATAAGTTCCTCCACCAGCATTATAACTAGCATCCGTATTTATTAATTGAAAACCATTACTATAAAAATTAAGAGCTGTCCAAGTACCTTCTGCATTATTTAGATTAGGATATAATTCTTTATTTATAGGATTAGTAGTAGATCTTTTATTATCTAATATTCTCCAGTTAGCAGCTACATCTGTTCTTTTTATTAAAATCCAAGCAGGTTCAAAACCTGTATAAATAATAGGGTTATCAGTAGCACTACCCGTTCCAGTATAACTTCCTATTAAAGAATAACCTGGTACAGAATGCCAAGCATATGTTATAAATTCATTTACTTGTCCCCATCCACCACTACTTAATAGAGTATCATTAGCAGAATAATAAGTACTTGCTGTTGCAGCATTAGTTAAATCAAGTCGCAAATATAACCAATCAGCGGGGGTTAAACTCCCTGATGAATTACCCCACAGACTTGCACTTGGTATCATCGTTTCCCACCCATAAGTGTAATCAGTTGATTTATGTATCCATAATTCAGGAGCTTTATTTAAACCATGATCCCAAGTATACGCACCTGCAGGTGATGTATTTTTAATAATACTAAACCCTAATTCAGTATTTACTGAACATGCACTAGGTGGATTGGTTCCTGTATTCATACTCGCTGCAGCTGCTGTAGCATAACCAACACCATCTATGTTGAAAGTATTAGAACTACCTCCAGCTTTCCAATTCCATGCAACATAGTTATTACCTGTATTATAATTAAAATAACTATTATCAACACTACCTGTAGTACTAGTAAACCCATCATTATCAAAAGAACTTAAGTAACCATAGGATGCAGCAGATGAAGCAAGGTAACTTTCTGTCCAGTCACCATCTGACGCTAACCAATGATTAGTGCCTGTTCCTCTAACGGAATCATATAATGTATGATTATAAGCGTTTGATCTTGATTTAGCCCATACCAAATCTGGCTTAAATCCTACTCCTGTAATAGAAATATCTGTATTCCCTGTTGAAGTCCAAAGAACTGTATTAAAATTATTAGATGGTACAACACTTACATCTTGCCCTGTTTGTTGTAATGCTCTCCAACCTTTAGCACCAGTATATATTTCCATTTTACCAGTTGTAGTATTTTCCCTCATAGTACCTATAGCAACAGATGGTAAAGTAGAATCAGTAAAAGTTACAGTACAAGATCCTGTAGTAGCTGTAACAGAATAAATATTTGTACTTGCAACACTTGTATCTAAAGTTGATGTTACACCACTTGAAAATGTTGCTGTAATAGTATTAGGAACTCGTATAATTATTATACCTTTTCCTCCAGAACCAGCAGTACCTGATTTTGTACCACCACCACCACCACCAGTATTAGCTGTTCCACTTGTAGCAGTACCACTATCTGAACCAGCACCACCGCCACCGAGTCCTCCAGAACCTGGAGTATTACCACCGGCCGATCCTCCACCACCCCCAGCATAATCTACACCAGTTCCTGTTATGGTATTGTTTCTACCAGCACCTCCATTTCCTCCTGGTCCTCCATCTGATCCAGATCCATTAGTAGATCCATTCCCACCTACAGCATCAGCACCACCACCTCCAGATGCAGAAGACCAACCAGTACCTTGACTTGTTCCTCCGTTATTACCTTGATTAGTTGTTCCTTCACCATATCCACCTGGATTTCCTATTGGATTAAGAGCTCCGTCTCTAGCACCACCACCTCCAGAACCCCCATTACCTCCTTGGTAATGATAATATGGAGCGCCAGCTAATTCTACACCACCACCACCACCACCAATAGCGGTTAAAGAAGCAAAGACAGAATTTTCACCATTAGGTGAATGCCCAGCAACACTACTACTAGATCCACCAGCACCACCAAGTCCAACTGTTATAGTATATGAAGTTTCAGTATATAAACTTAATGCAGCACCAGTTGAACCACCTCCTGCATATGTTGAACTAGTAATATATCCACCAGCACCACCACCACCTCCATAATACCAACCACCAGATCCTCCTCCAGCAACTACTAAATAATCAATAGTTTGAGTAATTAATACACCTCTATTGTCATTACTCCCTTTAGGCATCTTTAACGCGGTTGTATCCGAGCTAAGATCTATAGTATCGGTTATTATTTTGGTTAAAGCCATTTAGTATTTTTATGGATTAAGAACAACAGATTCAACTACTGCCCCATTAGGAAAATTACCACTTGCTAAAGTAACAGTGGTTTTAGTGGTTCCAGCATCATAAGCCGCTGTATAAAGATTTTTTGTTTGATAAACACCACTAACATATAAATCAATATAGTTAACATCTGTTTGATTAACAACTCCGCAATCGTGTGTGTTTGTTGATGTACCACTAATAGTACTTCTATTTACGGTACGAGTAGGTGCTCCTGTGGCTACTGTATCCCAAGTACCATCACCTTTTAAAAATTTAGTTTGATCTCCTGTTGTAGAAGTTACTACACCAGCTGTATCTACTCCAGCAAACTTTTTAGCTTTAATTACTACTGCACCTGTTGTGGGCGTTATTTCTAAAGATTCATTTAAAGTAGTAGCTGCAGCAATAGTACCACCTTGTGTAAATGTTACGGAACTTACACCAGCTGTAACAGTTCCCCATTCCCAACCATTACCAGCACCTAAACTTTTTAATACATCTCCTGCATTACCTGATCCTGGAGTTGTGTTAGCTGTTATTAAATCACTTGCAGCACCAAACTCTAGATCAATTCCATTAGTAATACTTAATTTAGTAGCAGTAGCACTAGCAGCATCTTGACTTAATACAGAATCTCCTAATGTTCCTGTAGTATCCCAAAGCGGAACACTAAATTGAGTTCCTGTTCCAGGATTAGCACCAACATAAGTTTTAATTTTTGATAATGCAGCGTATTTAATAATATTACTATCAGCATCATCACTAAACATAAATGATTCACTGCCTGTTAAAGTAACACCAACACCATCTGTACCCGATAAAATAATATTAGCTGCACCTGTATAATCAGGACCAATATTACCTGTAGAAGTTATAGGATTTGAAGTACCAGTAAGACCTGCATCTATAGTTATAGATGAAACATTTGTTACAGGACCTGCTGCCCAAGTACCATCTCTTTTTAAGAATTTATCACCTGTTTCTGCACTTGCATCTGGTACATATCCTCCAGTTAAATTAGATCCGGAAAATATTTGTGCTGTAACAGCACCAGCGGTTATATCAAGTCCGTCGTTTCCTGTAGGGAATTTAGCCACACCTAAAGTAGTAGCAGTAGCTGTATCATGACCAGATTCAATTACAGTCCAATTTCCTTCTGTAGTTCCAGGATTATCAGTATTAGCAAAAATTAAATCACCAGGTTGTACGGTAACTGAAAAGAATGTTCCTCCAGTTTGTACTGCCCAAAACCAACCATTTTGAATAGAAGTAGAAGGAGTACAACCGCCACCTCCTGTTCCATCTAAACAAGGACTATCAGTTGAAGCATTATATCCACCTTGAAAAGTACCAGCATTAGCTACAGCAGAATCAACATATGTTTTAGTTGTAGCATCTGTTCCCGCTACTGGAGTACCTAAATTTATTATTTTTTGACTTCCTGCATCTATATCACCCGTAGCAGCTGCAAAACTATTTAAAGGTAGTGCTACTGTAAAATCATAAATTTGATCTCCAGTTGCTAAAGTAGTTGTAGCACCATTTGTTACTGCTGCTGTATTAGCTGCAATTGTTAATGTAGAAGTTGGTGATGCTCCACCTTCAGTTAATGTAATTCCAGTGCCTTCAGTAAATTGAATAGTAGAATCTGCACTACCAGCACCAACCAAAACAACAGGTATATAATCAGTTACTTTAGTTTGAGTTTCAATATTGTATAAATCCCCAAAGCTACTTGTACTAGTCCATGTCATAGCAGCTCCTGGACCTCCTGATGTTAATACTTGGCCAGCTGTTCCTTCGCTACCATTAGCATTTAAAGAAGTTCCAACTACTAAAGATGTTGTATTAGTTGTTGTTCCATATATAGCATTCCACCTAGTACCTGTTAATCCAAGATCCACTGCACCACTAGCAACAAAGTTTTTAGTACTTGTTACTGTTGTTCCACCCGATGGTTCAGCTATAGAGGAATTACCAAGAGTTACAGCACTTGTAAATACAGGTAATGAATCTGTGCTACCTGAAATTCCACCAATTTTGTTATTAAATATACTCCAATCAGTTGAAGATAAATAACCATCTGTAGTAGCGTCTGATTTTGGTATACCTACTGTACCGGATAATGTTATTGTACCACCAGTAAGTGGTGCTGAAAAAGTAATTGATTCTACACCAATCCCACCAAGTGATTTTATATAATCAGTTATCACCTGCATTGTGTAGGTTCTTGTTACGTTTGTTTGTTTACCATCAACAGTAGCTGTGGAAGTACCCAGTATTAAATCACCAGGTTGTGGACTAGTCTCTGCCGGGTAGCTATAAATTATTGCCATTTTTATTTTTTGTTTTCTATGTTAATTGTAGTGTTCCTGTAATAGTTGTAACAACCGTTTGTGAACCATATATTATATAAGCTGGAGGAGTTACAGTAGGACCAGATGTCCATGCATATCCAGCGGGTAAATTTGCTGTAGTAGTAAATTGTCCAGTTACATCTAATTGCGTTGATCCTGGTGCAGCACTTACAGTTGCACCTGTATCATTTCCAGTTACGGTTGGATTTGGTCCTCCTTGTATATCATATACAATTTGAAGCGTTGCAGTAATTGTAGGTGTTGGATTAGCAGCTATTACACCAGCTAATGTTTGAGCAACTGAAACTCCAGGATTAGTTATATCTCCTGTAACTGTTAATCCTGTAACAGGTGTTGAAAAATAATATCCTGCAGCAGGTGTTGCAATAGTAGTAAAACTATATTCTTCACCTTCACACCCTATAGCTGTTGCACCATTTGTATCGCCAGATAAAGTATATTCAACTCCTGCTGTCCCACCAGTTATATTATTTGTGGTGGCTAATGTCATTGTTTGTGCTGTACATTTAGTTGCATCTGCAATTGCTATGTATAAGGTATTAGCATCTTTAGGTGTTAATGCTGCATATTCTGTATCTGTTAAAGTAACAATTTTTGTAACTTTAGGTGTTGTAGTTTTATCATCAGTTGTATTTTTAATCGTATTTGCATCACCATCATCTATATATTGTTCTACAAGAGGCATAGCTGTTGCTGGTATTGTACCAAATGTAGAGGTTTTTACATTACTAGATGCTAATTGATTAAATGCTATAAAATCATCTGTTGTAGGAACTGTTGCTGGTGCTGCTCCAGATGTTTTACCAACTAATATATAATTGTTTGATCCGTCATATTCTATACCAATAGCAGGATTAGAAGTTAATGTTCCCGAATCTAATTGTAACCCACTCCCTGGTATAACACTTTGTACTGTACCTGGGTTGTTTATTGCATTTATTGTAACATTACCTACACCACTTGTTGGGTTTAAAGTAATATTTGTTCCAGCGATTAAAGATGTAACACCAGTATTTGTTACGGTTACATCGCCTGTTGCTTGATCCACACTTATTCCTGTACCTGCAATTAAACTAGATACTGCACTTGTGGGAGCGGGTATATTTACTGTTACATCATTACCTGATGCACTGGCGGTTACACCACCACCTGTAAAATTTAAACTTTCTACTGCTGTAGTAATACTAGTTCCTTCATCTAATACAGCTATATTTGGAGAACCAGTACTAGTAGCAGGCGCCCAAGTATTATCACCCCTTAAAAAAGTAGAGTTTGATGGAGTACCACTAGCTGATAAAGAAGCTTGTAAAGTACCACTTGTACTTATAGGACCTCCTGTCATATCAATAAAAGTTGAATTTGCTGTGGCAACATTTGTTACCGTACCTGTGCCAGCGTTTGCACTTACAAGAGCAGCTAAACTAGCTATTGTAAAAGTTTTTGTAGGTTTGTTGTCATCAGCTACCGAAGTTCCTAATAATAAATCTGAAGTTGTTGGTGTTGCTTCGATTGGATAACTATAAATTATTGCCATTTTTATATTTTATTTTATGATTCTCTTATATAACATGTTACGATATCTCCTGTGTTAGCAGATGGGTATACTGTATATTGCGCACCTGTGACACTTGTAGATCCAGCGGAATACCATTGAGTCATTACGTTTTGATAACCTGAGTTTAATTGTAATTTAACATACCCAGTGGTTGAGGCTGGTACACTTCCACTACAACTAAATCCTGGTCCACAAGCTGGCCATGTGTTAGCTGAGCTATACCATGCATCATGCGTTCTACTTACTACACATTTTATTGCGGTTCCTCCAGTCATATTTACGGCTATTATTGAAGGTGCTCCACTTCCAATACCAACCCCATCAACACTTGAACTTGTAACACCTATTGTTGTAGGTCCTGTTATAGTTTTAGTACCTATTGAAGTACTTCCGCTAAAAAATTCAACATTATATATTGCTCCTTTACCATTTTGATATTGATTACCTGATAATTCCCAATCTATTTTCAGTATTACTGTTTTCCAATCTATTGTTCCTGTTACACTCCATTCAGAGGGTGTTCCATTAGGTGCATTAGTAGCGGGCATTGTTGCTGTTCCATCAATAGCTAATGCATTGCCATTTACAGGCGTTCCTCCAGAAGATATATATTGACCTGTACTTACCATAGTAACACTTGCAGTTCCAGGTGAAATTGTCCAACCAGTACTTCCAATTGATGCATTACCACTATCTCCTGCTGTGCCAGGACCTCCTGCAACATAAGCTGGTGGACTTAAATTATAACCAGCACTTGTATTATCCGTTATACTAGTACTAGTCCAATCCATTGTTACAAAGTTTAAACTAGGTGGTGCTGTATAAACAATAGTACCTTGTGAATAAATAGTTAAACTTTGATTAGATGTTGCCATTGTTCCACCATAAGGGAAAGTTGCAGCACTTGAACCAGCAGCATCTGTAGAAAATGTAACTGCTGATGCATCATAATTTGCGTTTACAGCAACTCCTGGTTGATTCCAACTAAAAGCATTTCCATTTACTAACCCTGTGATTGTTTGCCCGTAACTCGTGTTTGGAGTGTTTGATTGATAAGTATAAGAAATACCAGAACCAGATAATGTACCACCTGCTCCTGATACAGCTAAAGTATCTCCTTGTACAACGGTTAAAGTTGCACTATATGTTGTTTGCAATATTGTACCACTAATATAAGCATCTGCTGTAAAACTAGCCTGCGAAGGAGCAGTACCTGTAAATCCGGAATAACTTGGGCTTGGACTAAAATAATACCCACTATTTGCGGTAGCAGTAGAACTAAAAGTATATTGACCAGTTCCTTGATCTACTACATCTGTATCACCTGTTTGATTACCACTTACTGTATATTGTCCTGCACCTATTCCACTTGTGCTATCAATTATATTTAAAGTAACTGTACACTGAGGGGTTGGAGGTGGTGCAATTACTGCAGTGATACTTAAATTATCAGTTGTGTTACTACTTGGCATTGTTAAAGTACCAGTGCTAGCAGTTAATGAACCAGACGATAAAGTATAACCGTTTATAAGGGTTAATGTAATTCTAAATTCATAAGTAGTACCTGCCACTGCGGTTAAAGAACTTGAAGCAACCCAACCAGTTCCATCGTTTACTTCAACCGTTGTTGTATAACCAACTCCTAGCGCTCCACCTGTTACATTATAAGTTGGATTAAGTGTAGCAGTATATGCTGTACCTGGGCCTACAATTAAATATAAAGTATTTTTATCACAATTAACACCTGGACAAATTGCATTGTATTCACTAATTGTAAGTGTAACCATTTCTTTAGCTTTCCATACACTTGTAAAAGTATCAATATTTTTTACTTTCCCTACGTCTGCATCATCTATTTTAGTTTTTACAGTTGTTAAAGCTGAAGCTGGTACAGTGTTTAATTTAGCTGTTTTAACTTCACTTGCTGATAAATCTTGAAATGCTATTATATCATCAGGGCCTGCTGTATCAGCATTTGCTAATATAAAGCTATCAAGTCCTGCATAATCTATATCTATTTCAGCATTGGTCGATGCATTTGTTATTTCTGTTCCTTGACCTGGATTAACATTTGTAATGGTTCCAGCATTAGAAGTTGTATTTACTGTAACTGCACTTGAATATTGTAAAGGCGTGGCGCTTCCAGATAAAGTTATATTTCCACCAGCCCTTGCTTGATATACACCAGAGTTTGCTACAGTAACATTACCTGTTGATGGATTACTTGTTGCACTACCTGTAGCTGTTATAGCAACTCCGTTTAATACAGAGTCTACAGAAGAAAGTAATCCTAATACTTCTACTTGTACATTATCATTTATAGACGATGCCGTAACTCCTGTACCTGTAAATTTCCACTGAGCAGTATCTGTGGTTAATGTATTTCCACTGTTTTGTGATATAATATCAGTGGGGGTAGGCCCGGGTTCTGCCCATGTATTATCCCCTCTTAAGTAAGTTCCAGCTGAAGGAGTACCGGTAGCAGACAGACTAGAGGTTAGAGTACCTGTAGTGGTGATTGGTCCGCCTGCTAAATTAACAAATGTTGAATTACTTGTTGATATTGATGTTACTGTACCAATGCTTTTTGCCGCAAGTATTGATGCAACGATATCTGATACAGGTAAACTTCTTGTTACATTCTCTGCGCTAACATCTGTACCAATAAGGTAATCAGATAGCTTCAGGGTACCTGAACTATATGAAGTTATACCTGCCATTTAATTTTTTTATTATGGATAAACCTGTTTATCTCCTAAATATACCTCACTTACTACGTTTTGAGGAGGTGCTGCTAAACCGTCACCTACGTATAAAGCGGCTATAGTGTAAGAGCCATCTGCTAAATGTATTGCTGCTGCCATAATTTTTATTTTTTGCTTTTTGTTACTATATTTTTTCTTTGGTATTCAATAGATTGTTTAGTAGGCTTTATCTGAGCTATTCCCTTATTTACATCATCATAATGCTTTTTCATTTGAGAACCTGTAGGAAACTTTTTATTTAGTTTACTTAAATAAGATGCCGCTTTACCAGCTTTTAAAACCCGACCAATTGGAAGCATTGACATTGCAACATCACCAGCCATACGACCTAATTGCTTTAATGTATACTTCGATTCCCTGCTTTTAGTAGTTGGGAACGATGTTGTACCTGATTTAGGCTGTGGAGCACTAATACCTGTCTGATAGAAGGGCGGTTGCTTTTTCATGTTTTTATATTTAAAGTGTATACTTACTATATTTACACAAAACCACTTGTTTTTACGTATAAAATACTCTATTTACAAAAATATGACACTAGGTAGTTACTCTTATACTACTTATAATGGTATTATATAGAATATAATACATAATATAACTAATAGTGACATAAGGTAGTTACTTAAGGTATCTTTATTAGCTATTGTCACACTGCTCTGTAATTTGTTTGTAAGATAGTTAGGGGTATTGTATTCCACCTATCCCTCTGATTATCAACCAGTTAACCAAAGTCGTTTTTAATAGCCCCACCGCCCCAATTTATATATATAATTTTGTAAAAAGTTTCGGCTTTTACCATATTTCCCTGGAATGTTTTGACTTTTTCCTTAGATAGTACTAAACTAATCTAAATATTATAATATAATGACATTAATTCATTTCATTATGACAATATGACATATATATATTAATAAGATGTCAATGTGTCATGTGGTATACATACCCAATATATTTCACATACAAATATTACTACACCTTTTATACAATCTTAATACGATGTCTAATAGATAATATAGATGTAAGAAATTAAGTAATAATACTAATACTAATAACAATAAATATAATAAATATGAATACTAATAAATTAACAAATAGATTTGTCATAAGTGTAAATGGCATTAAAAATAAAACAACTAACGAATTCGTGAATAAAAAAGGCGAAAGATTTATATATAATCAATACGTAATATTCACTCAATTAAAAGAAAAGTTTGAAAACATGAATTGTTTTAAAAAATATAAAACTTATACTTCAACTAATAATTTACCAACTTTCGTTAGAAATCTTGAGAAATTAGTTTAATACAAATTAAATACGATTATAAGTAGATAATATAATAAAGAAGTTTTATAAAATTCGTTGCCTTCTAAAAAATATTAACGAATGATTGAGTAAAAGGTTAATGTGAGTTCGATTCTCACTACTCAACTATGAATAAATTAAATAAAATATACAAAGAATTACAATTAATAGAAGAATTTGAATCTAACTTTAATATAACTAAAGAATCTAAAGAAAGACGAGAATACTTGTTAAAAATAATAAATAAAAATGAAAATTGATATAGAAAAAGAAGAAATAAATGAATTAATAGAATTTATTTTAAAGAATGATAAAGAAAGAGATATAAATTTCTTAAAACTTCAAACAATAGATGAATTAGAAGATATAAAAGATAATATAATAAATAGATAAAATGAGTAAAACAAAAGAACTTAGAATGATAATTGATTGTGTAAAAGGTATTGTACATGATGAATTAGTAAAAGCAGTTGAGTGGCAAGTAGATGACACTTCAGTTAGTGAATTAGAAAATGATGAATTTAACGAAAGTACAAATTACATTATGAAGATAGTTTTAGAAGAATTATTAGACGAAATTAAATGACATTATGACAAGAAATTTATATTATGGTGCGATTTTAAGACAAAATGACATAGATGGTATGACATATTGTCATGAAATTGGTGAATGGATAGATACAGAAGAATTAATAAAACACTATTATGAAACAGGTGAAGAAATACAATAGAAAAACTAAAACTAAAAGAATTAGTTTATTTAAATTTTCAAGAGCAGAATTTGAAGCATTTGAAAGAGAATATTGGAAGAAATATAATACAAATTAAATACGAATACAAATAGATAATAATAATAAATAAGAATATGAATATAACAAAGAAAATGATGGACGAGAAATTGCTACAAATAGCAAAATTTGAAGCAAAATGGGGTGAAAACACTCATACCAGAGCGATGAAGAAATATTGCACGAATGAAAAATATAGAAATAATGTACATGCTTTTAATAAAGCAAGTGTTAATACAATGTTAGGTTATGAAAAATACTAAATGGTGTTTTAAAAATAGTAGAAAACTAGGTAAAATTGAAGGTAAAATTTATGCCTTGAAACTAATGATAAAAGGATTTTGTTCAGATGATAATCCTTTATTAGTACAAATAGAAGAAATAGAAGAATTAGTAAAAGAAATAGAATTATGAATAGAGTAATAAATAAATCAAGATTTAGAATTGGATTTCACATAAATAAGAAATATAATTTTGTAAAAGGATTAACAATAAGTCAAATCGTAGTGTATACTTGGATTGGAGTATTAGCGTTTACAGCTATTTTTGGAATAATTGCAGTATTTGCTACAGCGATTACTGATCCAGAAGCGTTTGGAAATGCTATGAATTCAAGTGGATTTGAATTTTAAACTTGCGAGGTAGAGCAGTGGTAGCTCGTTGGGCTCATAACCCAAAGGTCGGAGGTTCGAATCCTCCCCTCGCCACTAATTTAAATAAAATACAATGGTAGAAAAAGGAGCAATTATAACATTATTATTAATAGTGTTAATGTTAGCAATTATATATAAATTATTTAACTAATGAATAAATTAATTTGGAAATTATATAATGAAAATATGATAAGTGAAGAAGTTGTTCATTTATTATTAGATGAATTATATGGTAGAGAAAATAAAAAAAGATATTAAAATGAATAAACTTAAAGTAAATCATAAAATAACAATAACTATCACTAATTTATCTGATGAAAATAATTGGACAGATGGTGAAAGATATGAATTAGATATGATACATTTAGATGAATCAGAAGAAAAAATAGATAATAAATATAGAATTATTTATAATAAATCTAAATTAATAAGAAAAATAATAAACTTTCTTGAATTAAAATATAATAAACTTTAATTACAAACTAAATACAAATAAAAATAGATAATAAATATATGAAAACTATAAAACAAATAAATAAAAATTTAATTTCAGTTAATAAACAGTTTTATAAAGGTTATATACTTGGAGATTTACCTCCAACATTTTCTTTCTTATTTAAAGAAGAAATGAAATGGAATGATATAGAAGAAAAATATGAAACTATAAAAGTATTTGGAATTAGTAAATGGTTTAATTATAAAGGTTTAACATGGATACAATTATGAAGAAATTAACACAAGAAGAATTAAATCAAAGAGCTAGTGATAAAGCATTTTCTAAAATATTCTTTTTAGAAGAAGATTTAAAACAGGCTAAAAAGGATGTAATAACAGGTGGTGATGGTAGAAATAGTCAAGAACTATTAGAAATATGTCGAGATTCTACAGATAGAGAATTACAAACCTGGAATTATATAGCTAAATTAATAGAATTAGATAATAAAGAAGAAACTTCAAACATAGAAGTTTTGAAAGAATTAATTAAAATAAATAAAAATGGCGAATAAACCAATAAAACCTTATATCTATCAAGTAACTTATGTTGAAAATGGTCATCAAATGTCGTTTCAAGGAAGTGCTAGAGATGTTATAATACATATATTGGATTCGCAAATTAAATATGGGAACTAGAAGTTTAACAAGAGTAATACCAAGACAAGAAGGTGTTGCGTATGACAAAGGTCATAAGATGATCAAGAAGTCGATAATAAATATGTACCAACAATATGATGGTTATCCATCTTATGTAGGTGTTAAATTAGCTGAGTTTGTAAAACCAATTAAAATAATAAATGGTATTTCAGGTTCAGTTAAAATAGGTGAATATGCTAATGGTCCGGGTTGTTTAGCAGCTCAGATAGTGCAGGAATT